CCAGCCCCATGTCGAGGCGTGGGGGTCGAGCCAGCCCCATGTCGAGGCGTGGGGGTCGAGCCAGCCCCATGTCGAGGCGTGGGGGTCGAGCCAGCCCCATGTCGTGGCGCGGGAATCGAGCCAGCCCCATGTCGTGGCGCGGGGGTATACCCAACTGTCAGTCCGTGGTCCGGCCACGGTGGATGCTGCCGACGATACCTCGGTGCTGATCTGGGGCACACTCGCCCAGGTCAGCGGCGGCCGGCAGACGCGCATCGACATCAGCAGCCCCGCGAAGTGGTGCGCCTACTACGGGCTGCCGGTCCGCGAGGGCGTCGTGGCGCTCTATAAGGCCGTGCGCAAAAATTGGCACAGTCGGCACGGCGGTGATTACACACCTGGCACCGTCCCGCGGGCCCCCGATTGGGACGGGGGTAAGGCGGAGTGCGGCGGCGGATACCACTTCTCGCCGCACCCGGCGATGGCGCTGGCCTTCGATCTAGAGGCAACGAAGTTCGTCGCCTGCCCGGTGGCACTGGCGGAGATCGCCGTACACCCGGACGGCGATTACCCCGAGAAAGTGAAAGCGGCCGGCTGTTGCGGGCCGGTCGTGGAGTGTGATCGGTTCGGCCGGGTGAAGGAGGCGGTGCCGGCGCCGGTCATAGCGGAGGCCGCATCATGAGGACCGGCAAACCCTGCCCGGTGTGCGGCTGCCGGGCGTGGTGGGACCGGCAGGAGAAGTATCACCGGCAGTGCGACCGCTGCCGGCAGTGAGGCAAAGGGGGCGGCCATGACGGGCCCGGTACACGCAACAGTCGGGAGGATAGCCGGTGTGTGCAGCCCTGATCCTTTACCTGTACTTGGCGGCCCGGCGGAGGGCGTCGCGCTCTACGTGGGGGCGGACGCGCAGAACGTCCAGCGCCGCCGGCTCAACCTCACCGGCCGCCGTTGCTTCAGCGGGGCCTACGGCCCGAAATCCCGGTTCACCCCGGAGGAGGCGGCGCAGGTGATCGGCATCCTCGACAGCGGCGCCTTCTCGGACGCACCCGCGGACCGGCTGGACCCGGCCGCGGCGCTGGAACGCCAGTTGCGCTGGGAGCGCGACGCGCAGCGCTTCTGGCGCTACCCGTGGCGCGCCGAGGCCCTGGTGAGCTACGACCTCCTGATCGACGAGAAATGGCATCACAACCAGCGCCGCAAGGACCGCTGGTCGGTCGCCGAGGCCGAGCGGGCGGTGCGCATCACCGTGGAGGCGGCGGCCTACCTGGCATCGCGGCGGGGGCAACTGGCCCCACGCCGGCTGTGCCTGGCCTGTCAGGGCGTCGACCACCGGCAGTACGCCGAGTGTGCCGCCGGCGTCCTGCGCCACGCCACGCCCGGCGACTGGATCGGCCTAGGCGGCTGGTGCATCCTCGGCTGGTGGCGGTCCTGGCTACCGGAGTTCTGGCGGACCTGCCGGCTGGTACTGCCGCTGGTGGCCGAGGCGGGCATTAGCCGCCTCCACCTGTTCGGCGTGATGTACCCGCCGGTGTTGGGGGGCCTCCTGTGGCTGGCCGACCGGCACGGGTTGACCGTGAGTACGGACAGTTCGGGGCCGGTCCTCCAGCCGAGTTGGCCGGATGCGAAGAAGGCAGGCGCGCTGGCCGACACCTGGGAGGCCAACGTCGCGCACTGGCAGCGGTTGCTGGCGGGCCTGCGCGGCAGCGCCCACTACCGCGAGCCGCCCGTGGACCGCCAGCGGGTGTTGTTCGTGTGAGCGGAGGGAAAGGGGGCGGGGCCGGTCCCGGCGAGGGCGACCGGCCCGCCCGAAGGTAAGCACCGTGGCGGTCGGTCAGGACGCCGGGGGTGCCGTTTTTATTGTACCGAAGGGAGGTGAAAAAGTGGCCGGGAATCGCTACGCCGAACCACCAAAAGATCCGCGCCGGCGGCCGAGTCGATTCGCCCGTTACCCGGATCGCGTGGGGGCCTGACGTGGCGGCCAAACTACCGTACCTCCAGTTTTTCCCCGACGATTGGCTGTCGGATGAGAAGCTTCGGCTTTGCTCCCTCGCCGCCCGTGGCCTGTGGATCGATCTGCTCTCCCTGATGCACAAGCAGGACCGCAGGGGTTACCTCCAGCAGGTGTCCGGTCAGCCTTTATCTCCCGAGCAAATCTCTCGACTGACGGGTTGCTCGGTGGAGGAGGTCTCGCCGCTGTTGCGGGAACTTATCAACTCCGGTGCTGCCTCTGTATCGAGCGACGGCGTGATCTACTCCAGACGAATGGTCCGGGACGAGGAAATTCGGCTGATCCGTGCGGAGGCGGGGTCCAAGGGCGGTAAAAAAAAAGCCGCCACTAACAGTTTGCTAAGGCAAAACCCCAAGCAAAAGTCTAGCAAACACGTTAGCAAAACCCTGGCAAAACCCCTAGCAAACTCTGGATATGGTATTGGAGATGGTTCTGGCTTTGCTGCTGGTTCCGGGAAGGAGGAAGGGGGGGGTGCGGGGGGGAGGGGGGACGGGTTCGACGAGTTTTGGGCAGCTTACCCACGCCGCCAGGCGAAACAGGATGCCGCCAGGGCGTGGGGGAAATTAAGGCCGGATGCCGAGCTGCGCGCCAAGATTCTCGCGGCCCTGGAGTTCCAAAAGAGTTGGGGGCAGTGGAAAAACGGCGTGATCCCCCACGCGGCCACCTGGCTCAACGGCCGGCGCTGGGAGGACGAATCACCGCAGGGCGTCCAGGCGCCGCAACTCTTCCGCGGCATTGCGGACTGGATGGCCGAAGGGGGAGGGTAATCGTGATGACCCGGGAGGAATTCGCCGGCGTGATGGCCTACCTGTCGGCCGGCTGCGCCAGGCCGGTGACGAAGGAGCAGGCCGAGGTCTACTGGGACCTGTTGGGCGACCTGCCCCTGCCGGCGCTCCGCCTGGCCGCGCAGAGGGCCTTGCTGGAGGGGCAATACCCGACGTTGCCGCCCGTGGGCGTGTTGCGGCGGCTGGCCGTCGCCGCCGAGGGGTTGACCGCGGCCGAGGCCTGGGGATTGGTCCGCAGCGCCATGAACCGCCTGGGGTACACGGCCACCGACGAGGACCTGCGCCGCGCCTTGCCGCCCGTGGCGGCCGCGGCGGCGCTGGCCCTGGGCTGGCGCAACCTGTGCGACTCGACGGAGCCGCACATCAGCTATGCCCAGTTCCGCGACGCCTACGAGGCCCTGGCCGGCCGGGCGCGGCGTGAGTCTCTGCTGCCGGCGCCGCTCAAGGAGGCGCTGCGCCAGATCGGCCGCGAGGTCGAGCCAGTGCGGCAGTTGGCCGGCACAGTCAGGAGGATCGAGTCATGACCGCCGCCCTCGCCGCCCCCGCGATCCGCCCGCCCGTGGTCCTCGAGCGCCGGGGCCGCTGCGTCCGCCTGGCCCAGCTGCCCGGCGGGTCCTGGATGTCCGAGCGCGACCTGCGCCCGTGCAGCTGCGGCCACCGCGTCTTCGTGGTGACGGCGGCCGGCCGGGTCCTGTGCGAGCAATGCCCGCGGGCCCGGGACACGCGGGGGCAGGCCGTGATCGACCGGATTTTGATGCCAGCGCGATCGGAAGTTTCAACGAGAAAGGTACACCACCATGTCACGACGCAAACGTAATGACCAGCCGGAATTCCCGGCACCGGAAGAGTCCGCAGCAACGGCGACGGCCACGGCCGAACCGGAGGCCCCAGAGGCGGCGGAAGCGACACCGGGGGCGCCGGCCAACGGCGACGGCGCTTCCCAGGCGGCCGATCCCGGCGGGCAAGCGGCACCGCCGGACCCGCTACGGGCGGCGTTCCAGGCCGGGCGGAACGACGAATTCATCGCCCGGCTCAAGGACATTCACCGCCGCAAGCTGGAGGCCAAGGCGGAAGTCGCCGACGCGGCCAAAGACCTCAAGGCGGCCAAGGCGCGCCTCCAGTCGATCCAGGACGACGAGGACAAACTCTTGGCCGCGTACCTGTACAACACCATGCCGCTCTACGACCCGCCGGCGGCCAACGGCCGGGCTAAGGACGCCGCGGCGGAGGCGCCGGCGCCCGCCGAGACCTGGCGTGCCGTGCCGATCCGCGAGGCCCTGGCCGGTCTGCCGGCCAGCGTCTACGTGCGGCTCGAAGAGGCCGAGATCAGCACGATGGGCGGTTACGCCGACTTCTGCGAGCGGAACGCCTCGAAGGTGGACTCGGGTGAGCATCCCGTCCGCAAGATCAAGGGCATCGGCCCGGCCAAAGTGGAGCAGATCCAGGCCGCCGAGGAAGCCTTCTGGCAGCGCTGGAAGGCGGCGCCGGCCGCGGACGTCGACGTCGACGCCGGCGCGGGGGACGATCCCGACTGGTATCTCCGCCCGGTCAGCGCCCTCGGCCTGCCCTCCGGTGTCAATGCGTCCCTCGCCGGCGCGGGGCTCGTCAACCTCGGCGACCTGGCCCAGCGCCTGAAGGACAAGGGCACGGTCGAGGACCTGCCGGGGTTGAGCGGCTTCCTGGGTGCATCCGTGAAACGGCGCTTCGAGGAGTACCAGGCCGGGGAAGAGACCGAGGAACCCGAGGACGGCGACACGGAAGACGAGGAGGCGAACCATGCCTGACCCGCGCCTGCACGGCCCGGAGAAATGCCCGCGGACCTGTTCGGAGTGTAGCGGCCGGCACCACTGGATTGACACGGGGTTTGACCCGACCTGCGAGGACCCCGATGACGAGATGGACGACGGCACAGCCCGCGCCGTCCTGGATTACGACCGACGGCACGGCACCGAGCACGCGCTGGCCTACTTCGCCTGCAAACACTGCCCGGCCTGGGCGGAGTGCGATTACGTGTGGGAACTGGAAGAGGACGCGGAGGACGAAGCGTGAAAAAGCCCACCGAAACCGACCTGGTGCGCCAGTGCCTCGAATACCTGTGGCTCCGCGGCCACTTCGCCTGGCGGCAGAATCAGGGCGGCGTCACGGCCACCTACCAGGGCAAGCGGCGCTACGTCCGCTTCGCCCGGGTGGACGGGATCAGCGACATCATCGGCGTGTTGGGGCCGGCGGCTTCCTGGCCGGGCCGGTTCCTGGCGGTCGAGGCCAAGATCCGCCCGAACCGGCCCACGCCGGCACAGTGGGCTTTCCTCGGGGCGGTGACGACGGCCGGGGGCCTGGCCGTGGTCTGTTACGACCTGGACGATTTGCGTCGGGTATTGGGGGACATCGCATGACATGGGAACTGATCCAAGGAGACTGTCTGGAAATCCTTGCGGGCCTGCCCGCGGACAGCGCCGACCTGGTGTTCGGCTCGCCGCCTTACGAGCAGGCGCGGCTGTACCTGGAAAACGGCGACGACCTGGGCATCGCCCGCGACACCGAGGCGTGGGTCGCCTGGATGGTCCAGGTCTTCCGCGCTTCCCTGCGCGTGTGCAAGGGACTCGTGGCGTTCGTGGTGGAGGGGCAGACCAAGGGCTACCGCTGGAGCGCCGGGCCGGCGCTGCTGATGGCCGACCTGCACCGGGCCGGCATCCATCTCCGCAAGCCGCCCGTCTACAAGCGCGTGGGGATTCCCGGCTCCGGCGGCCCGGACTGGCTGCGCAACGACTATGAGTTTATCGTCTGCGCCACGCGCGGCGGCCGGTTGCCCTGGTCTGACAATACCGCCTGTGGGCACCCCCCGAAGTGGGCGCCGGGCGGGGAGATGTCGCACCGGCTGACCGACGGGACGCGCTGCAACCAGTGGGGCGGACACCCGAGGTCCTCACAGCAACGGCGGCGCGACGGCAGCCGGCAGCCGCCGGCGCGGCCGAGCCATGTGTTGCAGACGGTCGCCGAGGCCGGCCGCGCGGCCGGCGAACCGCTGCCGGTCAAGAACGGGGCGACGCGCGGCTACCAGAACGGCGACACCAGCAACGACGGCCGTTACAAGCCGCCGGCCCTGGCCAACCCCGGCAACGTGATCGCCGTGAACGTCGGCGGCGGCCAAATGGGAAACGAGCTGTGCCATCAGAACGAGGCGCCGTTCCCCGAGGCCCTGGCCGAGTTCTTCGTGCGCTCCTTCTGCCCGGTGGGCGGAAAGGTGCTGGACCCCTTCTCAGGATCGGGAACAACGGGCGCCGTGGCCGTGCGCTGGCAACGTGACTTCCTGGGCATCGACATCCGGGAAAGCCAGGTCGCGTTGTCGCGCAAGCGGATCAGCCAGGAAACGCCCCTGATGTTTACCTGAAAGGAGACCGCCATGCCGACCGCCGCCCCGACCACAAGCCGCGCCGACCTGCTGGCGGCCGTGGCGCGCACGCTGCCGGGCCGCTTCACCCTGGAGGACCTGGCCGTGGCCGCCTGGCGCGCCCACCCGCGGGCCTTCCGGATGGAGGGCTACGACCTCCCCGACAAGCTGGCGGTGGCGGTGCTGCTCTACCGGGTGGACGGGCTCTTGGCCCGCGGGGTGCTGCGCGAGCGCGGCGAGCGGTACGAGGTGGCACCATGACGAAGTTCCGGGACGGCCCGGCCGCGGGCGTGGTCCTGACGCTCCGCCGGGCGCCGATCTTCCTGCGCGTGGTGCGCGACCCGGCCGGCATGTGGGACGGGCTCGACCAGCTCGCCGACACGCCCGCGCCCGCGGAAGCGGTCTGCGCCTACCGCAAGGTGTCCGACGACGGCACGATCCATGTGGACGGCGGCCGCGATGGGCGACGCTTCGGCCTCTGGCTGGCCGCCGCCACCTATGAGTACGTCGAGCCGCAACCCGCGGAAGGGGTCATGCGGGTGAACGAGGCCTGGCGGGCGTGGTGTCAGGCCGAGTATGCCAGGATCAAAGGGGGGCGCGATGCCTAAACCGATCATCCGCGCGGCCGACCTGTTCGCCGGGGCGGGCGGGTTCTCGACCGGCCTGGCGAGGGCGGCGCAGGCCCTCGGCCGGCGGCTGGAACTGGTGGCCGTGAATCACTGGCCGGTGGCGGTCGAAACGCACGCCGCGAACCACCCGCGCGCCCGCCACTACTGCGAGCCGGTGGACGCCGTGAACCCGCGTCAGGCCGTGCCCTCGGGGAAGCTGGACCTGCTGCTGGCCGGCCCAAGTTGCACCCATCATTCTACGGCCCGCGGAGGCAAGCCGGTCAACGATCAGCATCGCGCCAGCGCCTGGTGTATCCTGCGCTGGGCCACCGATTTGATGATCGACACGATCTTAATAGAGAACGTCAAGGAGTTCGCGTCGTGGGGCCCGCTCGGCGCCAACGGCCGGCCGCTGAAGTCGCGCCGGGGCCTCACCTTCCACGCCTTCATCGAGGCTCTGAAGTCCCTGGGCTACCGCGTGAACTGGCGCGTCCTCAACGCCGCCGATTACGGCGACCCCACGACGCGCGAGCGCCTGTTCATCCAGGCCCGCCGCGGCCGCCGCCCGATCACCTGGCCGGAGCCGACGCACTCGCCCGACGGCCGCGCCGAGTTGTACGGCCGCCGCGCGGCATGGGTGCCGGCGCGGCGCGTCATCGACTGGTCGCTCCGGGGCACCAGCATCTTCCAGCGGCCGCGGCCGCTGTCCCCCAACACGATCGCGCGGATCGCGGCCGGGCTGCGCAAGTTCGGCGGGAAGAATGCCGAGCCGTTCCTGGTGATGCTCTACGGCAGCAACAACGCCCGCGGCATTGACCGGCCCCTGCCGACGGTGACGGCGCAGGGTCAGCACATCGGCCTGTGCGAGCCGTTCCTGGTGCCCACCAACTACGGGGAGCGGCCGGGCCAGAGCCCGCGCTGCCACGGCCTGGACAAACCCATGCCGACCGTGGTGGGCTCGGCGACTCACGCCCTGGTTGAGCCCTTCATCGTCCACACGACCCATGACGGCCGGCGCCGGCCCAACGGCCTCGGCGAACCGCTGCCGACTGTCACCGGGGCGCACCGGGGCGAGATGGCCCTGGTTGAGCCGTTCCTGATGTCGATGTCCCAAAGTGGCAGCAACGGCGACCGCTTGCGCCCGGCCACGAAACCGATGCCCACGGTGACGACCGCGGATGATCTGGCTGTGGTGGAACCATTCCTGGTGAAGTACAACGGCCAGGGCGGCGGCCCGCGGAGCGTGGACGAGCCCCTCGACACCATCAGCACGCGCGACCGCTTCGGCCTGGTCGAGACCGGCCGACCCGTGCTCGACATCCTCTTCCGAATGCTCCAGCCCCACGAGTTGGCGCGAGCCATGAGTTTCCCCGCGGGGTACAAGTTCGCGGGCAACCGGGAAGATCGCGTCCGCCAGATCGGCAACGCCGTGGCCGGGCGGATCGCCGAGGCGCTGTGCTGGGCGGTGCTGGAGTGAGGCCCATATGATCGACATGGATCAACGAAGCGCTTACCGCGAGCAGTGCCGCCGCCACCGCGCGGAGCGGAAAGAGGGCTGGCGCCGCGAGATCCGCGCCACCAAGGATGCCGCGGCGGTCTTCCGCCGCGTCCTCAAAGAGAGGATCGACCCGCGCGGCTACTACCTGCCGCGGCACGCCCCGCTGCTCTCCGGGCGGGGCGACGAGGTGCTGGAAGACCTGTGGGAAGTGGCCGCGGAGCTGGGGATGCTGGCTACGCTACTGGCGGTGTGGGGCCGACTGGAGCGGCAATGGGAGACCTACGGCAGCCTTGATTGACGCTGCCGGATCGCAGAAACCCTGTGTTACTCAGTTCTGGCATCATAAGGAGAATAAATCATGGAAATCTGCAAGCGTCTGCGCATCACGCGCCACGATCACGACCCGTACCTGGAGCGTTTCATCATCTTCCGTTGCCGCTGGTTCGGCATCTACCTGCACCGTTTCGTCGTCCGAGCCGACGAATGCCTGCACGACCATCCCTGGCCGTTCGTGTCGGTCATCCTCCGCGGCGGTTATTTCGAGCACACCGGCGACGGCTTCCGCGAGGCGTGGGGCGGCGGTCAACACCAGTGGGTGAGCGTCCGCCGGCGCTGGCACGGGCCGTTGTCAGTCCTCTTCCGCCGGGCGGAACACGCCCACCGCATCGAACTCGCCGGGGACGGTCGGCCCACATGGAGTTTGGTCGTGATCGGCCCCAGGCGGCGGACGTGGGGGTTCTTTACGCGCCTCGGTTGGCTGCGGTGGACACAATACCGTTATGCGGAACACTGCTCATGAGCGAGCGTGAACGCCACGGCCTCATTGAAGTCCCCGACCGCCGCGGCCGGCCGCTGACGTGTCTGGCCTGGTCGAGCGGCGCGGGTGCCGCGGCCGAGGGCACCGACCTGGCCGGCGTGGCCCGGACCTTGAGCGACCAGGACCTGGCGTTTTGGGCGGCGCGCTTCCGCGAGTTGCCGGGATTGGAGTACCTGATCCTGGAGGCCGAGCAGGACCGGCGCGGGGCGGACCGGTGGGCGGGACCTTTATTCTGGAGGGATCATGGCTGAGAACACGAAAATCCAGTGGACCGATCACACCTTCAACCCGTGGCGGGGATGCACCAAGGTCTCGCCGGGTTGCCAGCACTGCTACGCCGAGACGCAGGCCGCCCGTAATCCGAAGGTTCTCGGCGTCTGGGGTCCACAAGGGACGCGGCCAGTGGCGTCAGAAAGCTACTGGCGGCAGCCTCTGAAATGGAACCGGGAGGCACAAGTGGAGGGGCGCCGCCATCGGGTCTTCTGCGCGTCGCTCGCCGACGTGTTCGAGGACCGTCCGGAGTTGGCCAAGCCCCGGGAAAGACTCCTACGCCTGATCGCCAACACGCCCGCCCTGGATTGGCAGCTCCTCACCAAGCGGCCCAAGAACATGCGCAATCCGCTCTTCGTGTTGCCCTCGTGGCTACTCGAATGGCCGCCCCACGTCTGGGCGATGGCAAGCATCGAGAACCAAGAGTATGCCGACCACCGCATCCCAGAGCTGTTGAAGGTGCCGGCCCGCATCCGGGGGTTGAGTGTCGAGCCGCTGTTGGGGCCGGTGGACCTCACGGAGTATCTCACTGAGAAGCCGGGTTTCTCCGTCAACACCTTGGTCCGCTTTTATCGCAATCCGGATGGTTCTCCGACGACATTCAACGAACGCGGCGACGGCAAGCTGTATGACCGCGTGGTAAAGAGGCCGGCGCCACTGCACTGGGTCATCATCGGCGGCGAGTCCGGCCCACACGCCCGGCCCTGCCGGGTCGAATGGATACGGGACCTCGTCCGGCAGTGTCAGCAGGCCGGCGTGGCCTGTTTCGTCAAGCAGCTCGGCAGCAACTTCCAGGGGCTCACCCTGGAACAGTCGGTGCGCATCTTCGACCCTAAGGTCGGCGATCCCGAGGAGTGGCCCGAGGACCTGCGCGTCCGTCAATTTCCCGACACGGAGGTATGACGCATGACCAAGCTGCGAATCGCCGACGGCCTCTCCCTGCCCCTGGACGCGGTAACGCAGTCCTTCGGCGTACTGGCGAAAAGGGGCGCCGGAAAGTCTTATTTAGCGTCCGTGCTGGCCGAGGAGATGCTGAAGGCCGGCCAGCAGATCCTCGCCATCGACCCGACCGGCGCCTGGCACGGTCTGCGCAGCTCCGCGGACGGCAAAGGGCCGGGGTTCCCGGTGGTGATTCTCGGCGGCGAGCACGGCGACGTGCCGCTGGAGGAGTCGGCCGGCGAGGTGATCGCCACGGCCGTCGTGCGGCATCGCTTCCCCGCCGTCCTGGACCTGTCCCTTTTCCGCAAGGGCCAGCTGATCCGCTTCATGGTGACGTTCGCCGAGACGCTCTACCGCCTCAACCGGGAGGCCGTCCACCTGTTCGTGGACGAGGCCGACGCCGTGGCCCCCCAGGGGCGCACCTACGGCGGCGACGAAAACCGGATGTTGGGCGCCATGGAGGACATCGTCAGGCGCGGCCGCAAGCGCGGCATCGGCTGCACGCTCATCACCCAGCGCCCCGCGGTCATTAACAAGAACGTGCTCACCCAATGCGAGAGCCTCTTCGCCCTGCGCATGGTCCACCCGAAGGATATTGACGCCATCGGCGAATGGGTCAACGTCCACGCCGACCCGGGCGAGGCCCAGGCGGTCATCGCCAGCCTGCCCAGCCTGCCCGTGGGCACGGCCTGGTTCTGGTCGCCGGGCTGGATGGGGACGCTCCAGCAAATCGAGGTCCGCCGGCGCGAGACGTTCGACAGCGGCGCCACCCCCAAGCCCGGGGAAACCGTGCGGGCGCCGCGCGGCCGGGCGGAGATCGACCTGGATGCTCTCGGCGAACAGATCAAGGCCACCGTCGAGAACGCGAAGGAGAGCGACCCGCGTGAGCTGCGCCGCCGGATCGCCGAGCTGGAACGGCAGCTGCGGGAGCGGCCGGCCGCGGAGCCCGTGCGCGTCGAGGTGCCGGTATTGAATGACGGCCAATTGGAGCGGCTCCAGCTCCAGGTGGCCGCCCTGGCGGAAGCCGGCGCGCGGCTGACGGGCTTGGCCGATGAGCTTCGTGCGGATATTGCCCGCGCCACGACAAAACCCGTGTCCAAGATGCCGAGCCCCATGCCGCGGCCAAACCCGGGCGGGGCAACAACTTCAGGCAGGGGTGTCCATCATACCGACACCCTTATACGCGGCGATATACGTGGCGCCAGCGACCTATCCGGCCCGGAGCAACGCATCCTCGATGAACTCGCCGAGTTGGAAGCCATCGGCGTTCCCGTGCCCGACAAGGTGCAACTGGCCCTCTTCTGCGGCTACACCAACGCCCGCTCGGGCGGCTTCAGCGAGCCCCTGGGGGCGCTGGTCAAAAAGGGGCTGGCCAGCTACCCGCGGGCCGGACGTGTGTCCCTGACCGACGCGGGCCGCGCCGCCGCCCAGGCCCCGGGCGCGGTGCGCACGACCGAAGACCTGCACACGCGCGTGCTGGGCAAGCTGGACGGCCCCCGGGCGCGCATCCTCCGCGAGCTGATCGCCGCCTATCCGGCGGACGTGGACAAGACGGAGTTGGCGGCCCGGCTGGGCTACGGCAACCCGCGCTCGGGCGGGTTCACGGAACCGCTGGGCAGCCTGCGCAGCCTCGGCCTGATCCACTACCCGGCGCCGGGCCGGGTGGCGGCGCTGCCGGTGTTGTTCCTGGAATGATGTCGATGCTTGACAGAATGCGTGCCCCTTGTCGCCACTGCCAAAGGCGGGTCGCGAGTAGGCCCCGTGGGCTTTGCGGGGTCTGTTACCAGGACTTGGACGTGCGACTGCTCTACCCGCTTGCGCCCGGCCTGGTCCGGCGCGGCGCCATGGCCCGGAACCACATTCCTCCGTTGCCCGAAGCGCCGACCAGCGCCAAACCAGGGACCGAGGAAAAACTTGCCGTGCTCGCCGAACGAGCCCGTCGCGGCGAGAGCCTGTTTCACCCGGCCGATTATTCGGGGCGGGACGGTAAGACGGTTTGGGACCCGACGCGACAGTTGCCCAGGTATCGGCCCTGGACGGATGAGGATGTCGCCTTGCTCCAGCGGTTGCAGGCGGACGGCGTGCCGATCCGGCAGATTGCCGGGCGGCTCGGTCGGTCCATCGGGGCCGTGTACGGCCAACTCTGCCGTCTCCATCGCGGGCGGGATGTCGTTTAATCAGTCTTTTCGGACACCTGTTCATGGATACATGGGTTGCACCGCTGCTGTTCTTTGCCGGTCACTGGCTGGCCGTCGGTTGTGTCTTCGCGGCCTGGTTCCACTGGCGGATGGGGCTGGCGAAGCCGCGCACGCCGCGGGACTGGCTGGCCATCGGATGGGTGGTTGTCCTCTGGGCCGGCGTGGTGATCGTCCTGACGGACGAGGGCGCGAAGAAGATCAGGGACGAGATGCGCCGATCGCGCACGCTTTGACCCGTCCGGGTCCGCTCAACCGCCCCCCTTCCCCGTGGTATCCTGGTCCGCGTCGCGCCCGTGTCGCGTTTGTCCTGCCGGCCTGGGTACTCCGATGGAATCCCGCTTCTGCGCTTTCTGCCGATCGTCGCAACCCGTCCGCCTCAACCGCACGCAGGTCCGTTGTGGCCGGTGTGGCGCCTTCCTGGCCCGACACCGGGGCGGCAAGGTCCTGGCCGGACCGCCGCGTGTGACGCCGCCCGTGCCGGCGCCCCTCCCCGGGGAAGAAGCGGCCGACGCGGGCGCGGACCCCAAGCCGAAGCGGGGCGGGTTCTGGGGCCGGTTGGGTGCCTGGGGCGCGGCCAAGGCGTTCGCCCGACGCTTCCGGTGATCCCATGTCCCGGTCCCGTTCCCCGTCCCGGCCCTTGTGCGAGTGCGGCCGGCCGGCGCTGGCCCTGGGCCGCGTGCGTGCCCGCTCCAGCCGCCAGACCCGGGCCCGCGTCCCCGTTCATCTCAAGGGGCATGACTACTGCCTGGCGTGCTACCGCCGGATGCTGGACGGCTACGACGCTGGCCGCTTGCCACCGAGAATCTGCATGGACCTCGACAACATTTTCACCTACCACCCGCCGACCGCCGAGGACTTGGCCCGTTACGATGCCATCCGGGACGCGGCCAAGGAGTTCGCCCGCGTGCTGCTGGCCAACACGCCGCGGTGTGCCGATCAAACGGCCGCGGTGCGTAAGGTCCGCGAGGCTGTGATGACCGCCAACGCCGCCGTCGCGCTCAAGGGTGTCGTTTAACCTCTCCGTTTTATGCCGCGCCGTCGTCTCCCCGTCTGGTTCCGCGAGCACGAGGCCGCCGCCCTGGTGGCCGCGGCGCGGAGCGACCGCGACCGGCTGCTGGTGATGGTGGGCCTCTACTGCGGGCTGCGGGTCAGCGAGATCGTGGGGCTGGAAATCCCCGACGTCGACCTGGACACGGCCGGCCTGATGGTCCGCCACGGCAAAGGCGACAAGGACCGGATGGTGCCGATCCCGGCCGGGCTCTTGGCCGCGCTCGCGGCCTGGATCGGCGGCCGGCGCATCGGCTACCTCTTCCCCGCCGAAAAAGGGGACGGCCATTTGTCCGTCCGGACCGTGCAACGGGTGCTGAAGCGTGCCGGCAAGGCGGCCGGGCTGCCGAATTGGCAGGTGCCGCGCAAGTGTACCCCGCACAAGCTCCGGCACACGTATGCCACGACGCTCTTGAACGAGGCCGGGGCCAACATCCGCGAGCTTCAGCAGTTGCTCGGTCATTCCAGCGTGGCCACGACCGAGGTATACGCCCACGTGATCCCCGGCCGGTTCAAGGGGCTGGTGGACCGACTCGACTTTGGGACGAAAGCGACACCGCCACCGGCCCCGACCCCCGTACCCCCCGACCAATCCGACACCGGAGAACCCCCCGCATGTCCGCCATCCTCCGTACCGACTTCGACGCCCCCGCCGACCCCTCCCCTGATGAAGCCGGCAGCAGTGCCGGACCCGGCGACGGCGATGCTCCCGGAACCAAACCCGCATACCTCCAGGGATTCGCCCCCCTCGCCAACCTCGCCCAGATGTGCAACGAATTCCACGACGCCGGCTATGAGCCCATCCACTACACTCCCGCCGTGATGCCCGCCGGCCAGGTCGTGAGGCCGGACGGTCAGGCGCCCGCGGTGCCGGGGCAGCTGGTGCTGTTCCGGCTGCGGGGCGGGGAGACTGAGGCGGCGGCCGGCTGTTGCCGGGTGGCCGCATGAACGCCGACGCGCGCTTGATTCGCGGGGACTGCTTGAAGGTGCTGCCCACGTTGGGGGTAGGATCGGTGGATGCCGTCGTGACCGATCCGCCCTATGGCCTGAAATTCATGGGCCAGAATTGGGATCATGGCATTCCCGGCGTGTCATTTTGGTCGGCGACCTTCCGGGTGCTGAAGCCCGGCGGCTACCTCTTGGCCTTTGGCGGCCCGCGGACCTTCCATCGGCTGGCCAGCGCCATCGAGGACGCCGGATTCGTAATTCAGGATACGCTTTGTTGGCTTTACGGCACCGGTTTTCCCAAGCACAAGAGCAAGCTCAAGCCAGCTTGGGAGCCGATCATCATGGCCTGGAAGCCGGCACCAAGGGCAACGCCGTTGAACATTGACGAGTGCCGAGTTGCCGGGCCCGGGTGGAGTAAGCAAGACGGGCCATCCGGCGCAGGATGCAAGACAGGAAAGTTCATGGGCGTGGTTGGCCTCGGTGAGCCCACCCAGGCTAACGGCTTTCGGCGGTCAACGTCTGGCCGCTGGCCTGCTAACGTGGTCTTGGATGACGAGGCAGCACGGTTGCTGGATGAGCAGAGCGGGGAGCGGAAGAGCGGCGGCAAGTCTGGCGCGAGCTACTTTCAGGCTACCAAGGCTGTCAACTGCTACGGCGATGGTCTGTGCGGTGCCACACCACGATTTAGCGACACCGGCGGCGCCTCGCGCTTCTTCTACTGTGCCAAAGCTTCTCGGCGCGACCGTGGCGAAGGCAACACCCACCCGACCGTGAAGCCTGCCCGGCTCCTCGAATGGCTGATCCGCCTGGTGAGCCGGAAGGGTGGTTTGATCCTGGACCCATTCATGGGCAGCGGCACTACCGGAGTCGCCTGCCGCCAGGCCGGCCGCCGCTTCCTCGGCATCGAAAAGGACCCCGCTTACTTCGCGATTTGCGAACAACGCATTGCCGAGGCACAAGCGGCACTGGCAGCCTGAGCGGGGCAAAAGCGACAGAATGTCGCCGGACTGGAGACATCGTGAGACATGGCCGGTAGCAAGAAAAAGCGACAGCAGCCCCAGGGACAGCACCGCGACGGCTCCGGCCTGACCCCCAAGCAGGCTCGTTTTGTCACGGAATACTTGTTAGACCTCAACGCCACGCAAGCCGCGATCCGGGCGGGGTTTAGCGCCAAAGCGGCCCATGTCCAGGGCGCGCGGATGCTAAGGAATGCTAAGGTCCGCGCCGCCATCGATCGCGCCCAGGCCGAGCGCGCCGGCCGTGTCCGGATCGAAGCCGATCGGGTCCTGCAAGAGATCGCCACCCTGGCCTTTAGCGACATCGGCCAGGTCCTGGACTTCACCGGGGACGTGCCCCGGCTCCGGCCGGCGCAGGAGATCCCCGAGGCGGCCCGCCGCGCCATCAGCGCCGTCAAGACGCGGCGGTACACCGAGGGGCGCGGGGAGGATGCCCGCGAGGTTGAGGTTGTTGAGTTCAAGCTGTGGGACAAACTCGGCTCCCTCCGCGACCTCGGCCGGCACCTCAAGCTCTTTACCGACCAGCACGAGCACAAGGTTTCCGTGGACTTGAGCGGGTTATCCGATGAGCAGCTGCTACAACTCGAAACCCTCCTTCGCGCTGCCGAGTCTGGCGGAGGTTCAGGCGGAGATCGCGCGACGCAAGCCGCTGTGGCGGCCGTTCCCGGGTCCGCAGACGGAAGCGTACCTGAGCCCGGCGGATGAGCTGTTCTACGGCGGCGCGGCCGGGGGTGGAAAGTCTGATTTGCTGGTCGGCCTGGCCCTGACCGCCCACAAGAAGAGCCTGCTCTTGCGCCGCGAGGCCGTGCAACTGGTCGCCGTGGTGGAGCGGCTCAAGGGCATCGTCGGCACGACCGGGGCCTGGCGGTCCAGTGGCCACGGCGGCCTGATGCGCGTCGGCGGCCGGTCGGTGGAACTGGCCGGCTGCGAGCAGGAGGACGACCGGCTCAAATACCAGGGCCGCGACCACGACGCCAAACTCTTCGACGAATTAACGCACTTCTCGCGTAGCCAATATCAGTTTATCATCGGCTGGAACCGCACGGACGACCCGCGGCAGCGCTGCCGGGTGGTCTGCGCCGGCAACCCCCCGACCAACCCGGAAGGCCGGTGGGTGGTCGAGGAGTGGGCGCCCTGGCTGGACCAGCAGTATCCCGACCCCGCCCGGCCCGGGGAGTTGCGCTGGTACGCCATGCTCGACGGCAAACTGGTGTGGGTGGACGGGCCGGCGTCCTTCCGGCACAAGGGGGAGGAGATCGTCCCCAAGAGCCGGACGTTCATCCCCGCGAAGGTCCAGGACAACCCGGTGTACATGGAGACGGGGTACATGGCTCGGCTCCAGGCCATGCCCGAACCGCTGCGCTCGCAAATGCTGTACGGGGATTTCGGGGCCGGGGTGGAGGATAACCCGTGGCAAGTCATCCCAACCGAATGGGTGCGGCTGGCACAGGCCCGCTGGCAGCCGATCAACACGCGCGGCCGGGGCTTGTCGGCCCTGGGCGTGGACGTGGCCCGCGGCGGCGGCGACAAGACGGTGATCAGCCGGCGCTACGGCACCTGGTTCGCGCCGCTGGAGAAGCACCCCGGGGCCTCGACTCCTGACGGTCCGGCCGTGGCCCGCCTGGTCAAGCTAGCCAGCCTCGAAAATAAGCAGTGCGTGGTCAATATCGACGTGGTTGGGGTGGGTTCATCCCCCTACGACTTTTGCCGCCACGCCGGCATCAGCAACCTCCACCCGATCAACTTCGCGGAGGGGACGGACCGGCGCGACCGCTCCGGCCAGCTTGAGTTTTACAACGTGCGCGCCTTTGCGTACTGGCGGCTGCGTGAGGCCCTGGACCCCTCGGGCACGGAGCAAATCGCCCTGCCGCCCGACCCGGAGTTGCTGGCGGATCTGACGGCGGCGCGGTGGGAGATGACGCCGCAAGGGGTGAAGATCGAAAAGAAGGTGGACATTGCCAAGCGGATTGGTCGCTCACCGGATTGTGCCGACGCCTGCGTTCTCGCGAACTTTCCCTCCGCGCCCTTCGAGGTTGGCACGCCGCCGACGGGGCACGGCAACGCCATTGACCGGCTGCCGGCCGACGTGTTCGGCGGCGCCGGCGGGGGCCAGGCAACCGCGTCGGGCGCCGGTCCCGAATCCATCTGGGGTGCCGGCGGGCTGGGCGGCGGCGCTGGGGGGATGCCGGCCTGGTGACTACAGCCACTCCCGGAATTTGACCGGCCGCGGCTCGGGTTCGCTGGCCGGGGTCGGTGGGGTTGGCGCGGCGACCGGCTGCTTCTTGGCCCCGTATTCGTGGAGGTCTGCTAAGCTCTTGACCTCAGGAATGGTGCCGTCCCCGAAAAAGCCGGGCGACTCTCGGAGTCGTTGGGTCAGCACCCGCATATCAATCATCGGCGTGGACTTCGGCGGCTGCTCCCAGCCGGTAATCGCCCCCAGCGTGTACGGTGTCGGTGGTTGCTCCACGTACAGGCTGCCGGTTCCCAAGATCACGGCGCCGACGGTTGCGCCGCTCTCGATTTTGACCGTGCCTTTGCCCATAAACAAGAACCCGACTTGTCCGCCCTCGATGCGCACGGGGTTGTCGTTGTCGCCTTGGACCAAGATAGCGCCCTTCTTAGCCGCGGCGATCAGTTCCCAGTTCCTTTTGTCCATCGCCTCGTAGTTCTCTTCCGCAGCCTTCAGTTTCTTGAGTCGCTTGCGGGCCACACGGCGCGCGATCTTGGACACCTCTTCCGCCCGGCGAACTCTCGCCATCAACTCCCGCTCAATCGTCGGTTCCAGGTCTGGCATAGCAATCGGCCGGCCGCTGTGTGCCATCGCTTGAGCCATTGCGCCCCGCACGTAATCCGCGACGGCCTTGGCGAGCGGGGAGTCGTCGGCGGGCTTGACCTTGATGCAGTGGGCGTTTTCACGCTCTAGCCGTGCCACCTCCTCCAGCAGCAACCGCACGTCGGCGGCGACCTCGCCCGTCGTAATGCTGCCCCATTCGCCGGGGGGAATGATGCCGGCGAGGCGGTTGGCCCGCTTCAGGATGGCGGCTTTTTCTTCCATCGTCAGCATGTCAGTCCTCCGAAAAGCCGCCCTCGGCGGTGAACCGGGCGGCGGCGGGGTGGTCGGCGCCGGGGTGGTCGGCGCCGGACCGCACCGGCAGTGAACGTGTTCCGGCATCATGTCGCCATTGTACCCGCGTGCCCCCGCCGAGTTGAGCCCGGCCGCGCGTCCGTGGTATGCTCGACGCGCCGCCCGCCCCGTCCGATCCCCTGTCCGCTGGCCCCTCCATCATGCCCAGTTTGAGCGACTTCTTCCGCAGCCTGACCCGCCTGCCCCTGACTATGCTGGGCCGGGTGCGTCCCGAGAGCGCGGAGAGTCAGTTTCTCGCGATGGAGAAGCTGCGCGCCTACCTGGGTTCGGCCGGCGCCCACACCCGGTTCCTGCCCTTCCTGGACAATTTCTCGAACGAAACCGGGGACATGCGCACCGCCTACCGCAAGATGTTGATTGCCGAGCCGGCGGTCAAGGCGGCGCTGCTCAGCAAGGTCCTGGCGGTCGCCGCCCTGGACGTGACGGTCCAGCCCGCCAGCAAGAACCCGCGCGACCAGCAGATCGGCGATTTCGTCAGCTACGCCCTCGACCGCTCCAAGGGCGGCACGCGCAAGCTGGTGTCCTCCGTCCTGATCCCCGGCCTCATGGACGGCTACTCGATCTGTGAGAAGGTGTGGACGCGCGAGACCCGCGGGCCCTGGAAGGGCTTGATCCGGCTCAAGGGCGTGAAGTCCAAGGACACGGCGCGGCTGTACATGGAAGGCGACGACTTCCGCAACGTCACCGCCGTCGTCGATTACTTCTCCAGCCGCACCTACCACCCGGGGAACTTCGTCCTGTGGCAGCACATGCCCCTCTTCGAAAACCCCCTGGGGAATAGCGATTTCCGCGCCGCCTACCGGCCGTACTGGCTCATGCAGACCGCCTGGCAGCTGCGCGCGATCGCCATGGAGCGCTTCGGCCTGCCGGTCCTCAAGGGCACCTACATCGAGGGGTCGAGCCAGAAGGCCAGCCTCGAAACCGCCTTGCAGCTGCTCCGCGGGCAGTCGTGGTTCACCATCCCCGAGGGGGCCAAGGTCGAGGCCATGGAGCTGGCCACGCGCGGCACCGCCGATTTCGAGAGCGCCATCGCCGACCTCCGCAAAGAGATTTACCTGGCCATCTGCGGGGCCTTCCTGTTCGCGCTCGAGGGCAACACCCCGCACGGCGCCGGCGACACGTCCATCCACCAGGACACCGCCGAACTGCTCCAGTGGGCCCTGGCCGCCGAGATCGCCGACCTCATCAACGACCAGTTGATCCCCGACCTGGTGGACCTCAATTTCGAGGACGCCGATTACCCGCGCGCCTCGCTGGGGGCGGTCAACGTCGGCGAACTCAAGCTGGAGATGGACATCGACACCGGGCTCTCCAAGCTCGGTCTGCCCCTGTCGCGGAGCGAGCTCTATGAGAAATACCACCGCACGCCGCCCGCCGATCCGGCCGACACGCTGACGCCGCCGGCGCCGGGCGGTGCGGCCGGTCAACCCGGCATCCAGGCCGTGATCCCGCACGGCGAGCGGCCGCCCCTGGACCCCGATGACCCGGATTCCTTCTGCGGCGGCCCTGGCTCCAACAAACCCGGACCTTGCCCCGGGGGCGGCGACGGCAGCCAGACCGGGACCGGCGGGATTGAAGCCAAGCGTGCCTCCATCCTCGCGCGCGCCAAGGCCCTGCCCCGTCAGGCGGTGGACAAGGCCGTCCGCTTCGCCAAGGCGAAATACGACCAGCTGGAACAGCGCTACGGCCGCACATACGCCGTGGCCATCATGGGCGCCGGGGTCCTCGGCGTGCCGGTCCCGCTGCCCGGGGCTTCCTTCGCCACCGCCCTGCCGGTCGTGGCCGTCGCCGAGCTGCACCGGCGGTTCGCGCCAGGGAGCCATGCGGAGACCTTCGCCTCGCCGGACGTGACCTTGAGCCCGGAGCAGATCCGGCAGCTGGGTCGCCAATTCGTCGCCGAGGTCGCCACCGGGCTGGCGCAGGACCATGCCGCCTTCGCCGGCCTGTACCCCGAAGGTGCCGTCCTCGAGGCCGACCCCGCCGACAACGGCACCGGCGCGACGGACGCCGCCACGGACGACCCCGACCGCTGGGACCCGGACGACCGTTACCGGTACGCCGAGGACGCCGCCGACCCGGGGGTGTCGGCCGCCGACCCCTTTCGCGCCGGGGCGGAGTGGCAAGGCTACCTCACAGGTCGCCGGTAAGGGGACCGACCGGGCGCAGGCGGAGCAACTGCTCACCAGCGCCCAGCGGCAAGGCGCCGCGGTGCTGGGGTCGCTAGCCACGGCCGCCGTGGAACGCCTCGTCGCCCGGGGCGGCCGGGGCAAGCGGCTCTTTACCGACGCCGAGCGGCAACGGTTGGCCGGTGTCTTCACCCGCATCAACGGCACCGCCGAGCTGTTGGGCCGGGCCCGCATCCGCCAGCGCCAGGCCCACGCCGAGAAACACCGCGAACTGGCCCGCCACGCCGAGCACGAGCCGGATTTCGACTTCCAGATTTTCCGGGAGCCGAAGTCCGGGGAGCTGCATCCCATGGCGCCGGCCGAGGCCGTGGCCTACTTCACAGGCCTGGCCCCCAGGCTCCGGGTCGATCCGGAACGCTTCGGTGCCCGCCTGGAACGGCACGCCTTCACGCTGGCCGCGGCCACGGACAAGGTGTTGCTGGGCAAGGTGCAAGACGCGATTGCCCGGACACTCCAGACAGGACAAGGCGGCGCCGCCGACGTTCAAGCGATCCTTGACGCCGCCGGTGTTAGCCCGCGCAGCCCGGCCTACGCCGAGACAGTTTTCCGCACGAACGCAATGGATGCCTACACGACCGGCACCATGCGGGAGCTGCAAGACCCCGACGTGGCCGACACGTTCCCGGTGTGGCAGTACCTCGGCATCCGCGACGGCCGGCAGGGGGAGGACCACGAGCCCCACTTCGACCGGTATTACCCCAACGCGGTCAGCTTCCAGGAAGTGAGAGGGGACAGGGTTTACAATTGCCGCTGCGACCTCCGCCCGGTCTCAAAATACGAGTGGAAGGCGCTTCAGGCCGGCGGCGCCCAGGTCGCGAGCTTCGCGGAGGAATTTTGCGGCGGCAAGGGCGGCAAGCCGGGGCCGTGCCCCTTGAACAAGCCCCGGCCGCAGGGGGAGCCCCGCCGGCCGCGCGTCCGGGAAGAGGAGCCCTCCGCCAAGGCCCGCCGCGCCAAGGCCGCGCACGTCCTGGTCGGCAAGGACATCCAGCGCTACGCCGAGGAGCACAACGAGCCGCGTTTCGCCAAGGCCATGGGCGGCGTCAGCTTCCCCGACTCCGAGCCCGTGGACGTGGCCATCCCCGGACCCACGGGCGCCGTCGCCCACGGGGTCGAACTCAAGACGATGGTCTCCAACGGCAACAACAAGCTGACGATGGACAGCTACGCCCAGGTGCGCAAGATCGAGTGGGAGCGGGCGCAGAAGGCCACCTTCCACACGGTCGTGTCCGACGACCGCCAGGTCTACAACGCCAAGGGCGAAGGCCGGCACGACGACTCCCGGCGCGTCTACTACTACCGCCGCGGCGTGGCCGGCAGCGCGCGCATCGACGGCATGTACCGCTGCAAGAACGAGGCGGAGCTGAAGCAGCTGATGGCCATGCCGGAGAAGGACCTGCCCCCGGCGGCCCGGCGCACCGACGGCAAATTGCGCGTCGGCCGCTGGAAGTTCTTCCAGGACGACCAGGGCAAGGGCTACCGCAACACCCAAACCGGGCAGGAGTTCCGGGCCAAGAAATGAGCACCTACCTCACCCTCGACGGCGGCCTGCCCCTGGACCTGGCGAGCAACCGGGGCTGGGGGGACTTCGTGCGCTGGGCCGATCGTCTGGACGCGGGCGCCTTCGGCCAGGTCGCCCACCTGGCGGAATACGGCTGGTGCCAAGAGCCCGCGCTCCTGCGCGCCCAGCTGGCCGCGGCGCTCAGACTCAGGCCCCCCGATGACCACACCGCCGGCGTGGCCCGGACGCTTTTGGAGGCCCTGGACGGCCCCGCGGAGGTCGTCACCATCACCAACGGGCAGGGGCCGGACACCGGGGGCGCCGCCGCCTTCGCCGAAAACCAGATACTTGATCTGCCCGACATCCGGCAGGAAGATCACTTCAGCTGCGGCGCCGCCGCCGCGATGGCCGTGGGCCGTTACTTCGGCGTCGGCCCGGCCACCCTCCCCGAGTGGAAAAAAGCCCTGGGCACGGACGTGGAAGAGTCCACCCGGCCGGGCGCCATCGTCCGCTACCTGCGCTCCCTGGGACTGTCGGTCCGGGTCCGGCACCACATGACCATCGCCGACTTGGCTCAGGCCGTCGCCGAGGGCTCTCCGGTCATCTGCCCGGTGCAGGACTACGGCCGCGAGCTGCCCAAGGAGGCGGACTTCGATTACGGCCATTACCTCGCCGTCTGTGGCATCATCCCCGACCAGTACGTGGCGGTGCAGGATTCGAGCGAGGACAACGTCACGCGCGGCTCCGGCACCATCGCGGCGCCGGGCAAGGTCCTCATCCACCAGGCCGACTGGCTGCGTGACTGGCACGACCAAGACATCGACGGCGTGAAATACGTGAGATACGGCATCGTCGTCGGCAAGCCCGAACCCCCGGAGTCCGCATGAGATATTCCCTAAAATTGCGCACGTACCTTGGCCCCGCCCTGCTGTGCCTGGCTTTGGCAACCACCGCGGTCCTGTCGGTGGTGGTAGATCGCGGCCGCGACGTTCACGCCGAGCGGCACGGGCCGCTCGTAGGCGCCATTGGCCCCGTCGGCATCCGGCGGATTCAGGACGCCGACGACCTGACCGGCGCCCTGACCGACCAGTATTTCCTCCAGTGGGCCGCCGCCTCGGGCAAGTTCCAACTAGCGGCGGCTTCGGGCGGCGGCGGGGTCACAAGCTTCAACACGCGGACGGGCGCCGTCACCCTCACCACCGCCGACTTGGCGAGCGCCAACGGCCTCAGCAACGTCTACAACGTCAAGGCGTATGGGGCCGTGGGCGACGGCACGACCGACGACTCGACCGCCGTCCAAAGCGCCATCAACGCGGCCCAGAACGGCGGCGGCGGGATCGTCTATTTCCCGCCGGCGACGTACCGCATCAACGCGCAGCTCACCTTCCCTGCGGGGTCCGGTCTCGGCAAGGCCGTCATCCTGGAAGGAGCGGGCGCCGACATCAGTTACAACGGCACCCCCCAGGGCGGCACCATCCTGGACCTGCGGGCAACGACTAGCCCGGCCAAGATCGACTGCCGCTTCCAGGGGCAGCTTGAGATACGCAATCTCACGTTTCTGGAGGGCGGCGGGTCCAACACCGGAAACCCATTCCTCCAGACGACCAACACGGCCACGCAGATCCATCACTGCGCGTTTTACGGCAACCCGGCCGCCACGCAGGCGAGCTGCACCATCGACGCCATCGTGCTCGGCGGGACCGGCACGTCGGCGGACGGCTCCGCCAACGCGCCGTTTCAGGGCTACGGCGGCGCCGTCTGCTACAACGCCTTCCACAGAATCCGCCGTGCGGTGTACATGCGGACGTTTTGCAACGGTGTCCCGATCATCGGCAACACCGTGGGCGCCGACTGCGGCGGGACGTGCGCGATCGAGTCCCTGGGGCCGGCGACGAACACCAACAACGAGGGTTGCTACATCGCCGGCAACCTGATCGAGATTAGTTACTATACCTACGGGATTCGTCTCCAGTACACGCAGAAATGCCAGTTGATCGGCAATAATTTCTTCGACGACTTGAGTTCGACCGATGAGATCCGCGTCGAATCGACCTGTGGCCCGAACCTGGTAATCCCCGGCGACTCGACCCTCTCCCAGCCGGTCAACGACCTGGCCGGCAACACCACGGTCATCGGGGCCACCAAGCCAAACGCGGTAAACTACTTCCAGCAGCAGGTACAGTTCCGCGGGCTGTCGCCGACCGCCCCGGCGGCCGGCGCCGGCACGGAGCGCTTCGGGGCCGGCGCCCTGCCGTCCGCGGCCAGCGGGGTCAACCTGACGGCGTTCGGCAACAACGCCCTCCACTCCAATACCAGCGGCCACGACTCGGCCGGCTTCGGCGTCGGCTGTCTCCAGTCCCAGACGACGGGCCTGTACAACGTCGCCTTCGGCGTCAACGTGCTCAACGCCAGCGTGGCCGATTTTTCCAATTCGGGAGGCGGCTACCAATGCCTGCTGTCGTGCAACGGCGGCACGGTCAACACGGCCTGGGGCTACCAGTCGCTGCGCAACCTGACCACCGGCTCGAACAACGCCGTTTTCGGTTACGGCGGTACAACCCTGACCACCGGCTCGGGCAACACCCTCGCAGGCAACTATACCGACGTGGCCGCGTCCAACACCAGCAACGGCGTCGGCATTGGCTATCAGGCGGTGTGTGCGTCCAACGAAACCGCCTGGGGGCCGAACCAGCAGTACGAGAGCTACTATGGAAAGGATTCTACCAGTACCACCGTGGCCTTGTGGCGCGCCCGCTACGGCTTTTTGTCCAACACGCATGGCAGCTATACCGGCAAGGTGGACCTGCAAGTCACCGACGCCACGGCGGACCGGACTTTTCTGCACGCGGAATCGGACGGCAGCAGCCCGCGGCTGTACCTGGCCGTGCCCAACAGCGCGCCCACCGACGCCAACCTGGCGAACGGGCAGGTGTCGGTGTACGTCGATGAGACCAACAACCTCCTCAAGTTTCGCGTCAAGTACAGCAACGGCACCCTCAAGACCGCTCAGCTAAATTTGAATTGAGGCGCTCATGGCCAACGAGATCCAGGCCCCTTACCAGACGGGCGCCACGCTGTACGCGGTCATCCTGAATCCCGCCAACGGGCAGGTGTGGAACGGGTCATCGTTCGGCGCCATCGTCGGCGCGAGCTGGGGCACCTACGCCGTCGCCCTGACCCAGCAGTCCACCACGCCGATCTATGAGACGAGTTTTCCGGCCGGGATTACCGCGCCGGGCAACTACACGGTCCTCGTGTACCGACAGGCGGGCGGCTCCCCGGCCACGACGGACACCCTGGTCGCATCGGGCTCAATCACCTGGGGGGGCGCCGGCGCCGCCCCCGGCGACCCCTTGCAATCCCCGGTGCCCGGCGCCTACGCCCAGGGCACCGCCGGCTGGGCATTGGGCCGGATCGGCACCGGTCAGATCGTCACGACCTCCCCCGTGGCCCAGAACGGGGCCGTGACCCTGGTGGCCGGCATGGACTACCTGGCGGCGGACGGCCGGGCGCTGGCCTTCACCGATGCCACCAACGCCTGGCCGAACCTGACCGGGGCCGCGGTGACCCTCCAGGTCTACAGCGCCTTCGATGGCGCGGTGCAGTACAGCAAGGCCGGCACGCTCGTATCGGTCGGCGGCCCCAACCAGCAGATCCGCTTCGAGCCCACGGCCGCCGACACCGCCTCCTTCGGCCGCGGGGCCTACCACTTCCTGGTGTATGCGGTGCTGGCCAACGGCCACCGCGCCGACCTGGTCCGGGGCAGCTGGGCCGTGGTGCCGTCCTGACCCGGCTTTTTTGACCCCGGCCGCCGCGCCGTGCTATGCTCGCCGGCATGGTTGCGACGGCGACACACACCGAGGGTCCGGCAGGCCAGAGCGCCCCCCGCGCTTTCGGCGGCCCGGACCGCCCCGCGCCGGCCGGCAAGATGGCCCGCGTCCGTAACGTCGAGGTCTTCGCCGTCGGCCAGCACAAGGGCAAGACCTACACCGAGCAAGACCTGCAAGACATGGTGGACAACTTCCACCGCTTCAAGGGGATGCTCGACCCCTCGGCCGTCATCGGCCACGAGGAAGAGGCCGAGGGCGGCCAACCCCTGGTCGAAGACGAAGACGGCCGGCCCGACCCGGATCTGACGGCCGGCATCGACAACAGCGGCACGCCGGCCGTCGGCTGGATCGCCGACCTCCGCAAGCGCGGCCCGTCCCTGTACGCCGACATCGAGGGCGTCCCGCCCTCAATCGCCAAACTCATCAACGGCCGCGCCTACAAGAAGGTGTCCGCCGAGGTCTACGACCACCCCGAGGCGGCCGGACTCAAGGGCACGGGCAAGGTCTTCCGCCGGGTGGCGTTATTGGGCGGCGAACTCCCCCAGATCAAACGGTTGTCCGATTTGCCCCTGGCCGAATACGGCGAGTATACTCCACGGGACCGTTACCGCCGTGCGGCCGCCCGCTTCAGCCGCGTCGTGCTCAAGTTCTCCGAAATCAAGACCCCCTCCCGGCGCGCCCCGGCCGGTATTCACACCTGCTTTTTCGAGGTTACGAAACACATGGATCGCCAAGCGATGCTCGATTTCCTGGCCGGCCAGGGCGTGGACATCTCCCAGATCACCGAGGCCGTGCCGGACGAGGCCTTGATGGAGATCGTCAAGGCGTGGCAGAGCCAGGCCAGCCAGGACGTCAACGGCGACCAGGCGGCCGACCACGCCGACCATCCGCGCGGCGACGATGACGACGGCGACGACGACAACTGCCCGCCCGAAAACCGCTTCGACCAGGACCCCGGCGAAAAGGCCATGTGGGCCAAGGTGGACGAGTCCGGCACCGTCCGCAAGGCCGGCGGCCGGTACAGCCCCAAGCGCATGGCCAAGAAGGGTTGGCCGCCGTCCAAGCCCAAGAAAAACGCCGATGGTTTTGACGAGACGGACCCCGCGATGGACAACACCGCCGCCATGGCCGACGGCACCGGCGTCGGCAACAACACGCCCCAGACCAACTGTGAGCCCGGCCGCGGCCAGATGGGCGAAGGCCCCAAGCAGGACCAACCCCTGACCGACGGCGGCCCGGTCGCCACCGCCGCGGCCCCGGTCACGGCCGCCATCCACCCGCAAACGCCACCCCGCCACCCGGAGCAAGTCGTGATTAAGTACAGCGAAGACCTCAAGGCCCTGCGTGCCCAGCACGCGGCCCTCGAAGCCCAGATCAAGGGCCTGACCAAGTTCGCCGAGGAGCGCACCCAGGCCGACAAGCGCGCCCTGATCAAGACGCGCCTGGAAAACCTCGTCACCCAGGGCAAGGTCCTGCCCGCCCAGCGCGAGCGCCTGGAGGGCATCCTGTTCGCCGCCGACAGCGGCACCGTGATGAAGTTCTCGGAGGGCGGCAAGGAAGTCCAGGGCACCATGCTCGACCGCCTCTTCGCCATGCTGGAGGCCGGCCCGAACCTGGTCAAGTTCGCCGAACAGGTCCGCCAGCCCGACGCCGCCAAGGTGTCCGCCGACCGCAAGCAGGAACTGTTGGCCGCGACGCCGATGGGCCGGCACATCCTGGCCCAGCGCGCCGGCAAGTAAATCACATCCCTGCCCGCCTCCCCCCTCCCGGCCGCCGGCGCCGGCGGCCTCGCCCGCCCTTCTTATACACGCCTTTCTTTCTCTGAGGTAATCCACCCGTGCCTACGACCGCAACCCTCCGCTGGAAAAACGCCGGCGTCAAGCCGGCGCTGTATCCGGAACTCGCCCGGATGCAGGCCGTCGCCCTGCCCGCCTCCGTCAACTACGTCGCCGGCACCGTGCTCGGCGAGCTGATCGGCAACAACGCCGTCAAGACGCTCTCGATCACCGGCGGCCCGACCGGCGGCTACTTCACGGTGTCCTTCAACGGCCTGACCTCGGGCGCCATCGCCTACAACGCCACGGCGACCGGCACCGAGACCGGCAACGGCACGCCGGGCACGCCCTACGTCACCGTCCAGGGCGCTCTGAACGCCATGTTCAACAACGCCGTCCAGACCCTGACGGTGACGGGCGCCACCGGCGGCACCTTCGTCCTCAGCTACAACGGCTTCCAGACCGCCCCCATCGCCTACAACGCCTCCGCGGCCGCCGTGCAGACGGCCTTGCAAGCGATCTTCGGTTCCGGCAACGTCACCGTGACGGGCGGCCCCCTCAACAGCTCGTCCTGCACGATCACCTGGTCGGGGACCTACGGCAGCCTCACCCTGGCGGCCCTGACCGTCTACAGCCAGCAGATCCAGGGCGGCACCGTGACCTGCACGGTCACGAACCCGGGCGGCCCGTCCGTCCCGGTGGCCTGCACCGGCGGCCCGCTGCCCGGCACGGCCGTGACCCTGACCTTCCAGAATGCGCTGGGGTATCAGGCGGTCGGCTCGTTCACCGCCAACAGCAGCAACCTGACCGGCGGCTCGTCGCCGACCGCATCGGTCGCCAACACGACCGCCGGCAGCGCCGGCACGCCGGGCACCTTCAAGGCCGTCAACCCCAACGCCACCGACGGCAGCCAGACCGCCAAGGCCATCCTGCCCGTGGACGTGTCGACCGACGTGAACGGCAATATCACGTTTTCGGCCGTCACCAACAACGGCGGCGAGTTCGGCGAGCTGCAAGCGCTGGTCTACGTCTGGGTCAGCGGCTTCTTCCGCACCCAGGACGTGCCCGGCATCACCGAGTCGATGCTTTTCAACGACCTCAAGGGCCGCTACGTCAACGGCGACATCGCCAACGGCGGCGTGTTCCAGTTCTAAGGCCGGCCCCGCACACCGACACGAGGGGGAGGGTGGCCCGCCCTCCCTAACCCCTTTCCCCAAATCACTTCCGGTTCTCCTCTGAGGAATCTTTCCCGTGCCTACCCAGTACCTCTACCCGACCAACGCCGAGCTGTACGAGATCGAACAGGACCTGATCCCGGTGCTCACGGAAGACGACCCCATCTTTCAGATCCTGCCGATGGAAACGGAGGATGCGGATCTCATACTATGGGAACAAGAAGACAACTTTTTTGGTCTTCAACAGGAGAGAGGCATCAACGGCGCCCCCGGCAAGGTGGACGCCGTGGGCGTCAACCGCTGGCGCCTCCAGCCGGGCTACTACGGCGAGTTCATGGAGGTGGACGAACAGGAGTTGACGCGCCGGCGCGAGTTCGGCAGCTTCAACGTGCCCATCAAGATCGACGACCTGGTGCGCCGCCGCCAGGAACAGCTGCTGGAGCGCGAGCTGAAGCGCGTCAAGTGGATCGGCTGGACCACGATCTGCACCGGGACCTTCACCGTGTCCCTGGGCAACCAGGCCGTGGGCCACACCGACACCTTCAACATGCAGCGCTATGCGGCCACGACCACCTGGGCCACCAAGGCGACCGCCACGCCCCTGGCCGACTTCCGGGCCGTGCAGCTCCTGGCCCGGGGTCACTCGGTTGACTTCGGCGCCCAGGCCACGGCCTACATGAACCGGGCCACCTGGAACAACTTCATCGCCAACACGAACAACGCCGACCTGTTCGGCCGCCGCACCGCCGGGTTGGCGACCTACGAAAACTTGGACCAGGTGAACAAACTGTTGACCGGCGACGACCTGCCCTCGATCGTCGTCTACGACGGCAACTACCTGGACAACAACGGCCAGGTGCAGACCTACATCCCGGCCAACACCGTCGTCGTGGTCGGCGTCCGGCCCAACAAGCGGCCGGTGGGCAACTACGTCATGACCCGCAACGTCAACAACGAGAACGGCCAGGCCGGCAGCTACACCATCGTCATCGACAGCCTGAACACCGGCCAGCCCGTGCCGCGCAAGATCTGGGTGCATAAAGGACATAATGGGGGGCCTAAAGTGGTGTTCCCCTCATCCTTCGTCATCATGTCGGTCTAGCGCCCGGTCGCCGCCTGCGCGGCCCCGTCGCCGTCCGCCCCGGTCGCCGGGGAGAGGGGCGGCGGGGCCTTCGCGGGCCTCCCTTCCCGTTCGCCCGTCTTTTCCCCCAAGGTTTATGGCCGCCAAAGATCAGAAATACGTGGTCCTGCACAACCAGGTCGGGCACAAGCACGTCAAGGGCGACGTGGTGACCTGGGAGGACCTGGAAGTCGGCGCCCCCGAGGCGATGGAACGGCTCGTGGACATCAAGGCCGTGCGCCGGGCCACCAACTTCGAGGCCGGCCAGACGCACGTAACGCTCGAAGCCACGCCCACCGCCAGCGTGATCGAGGAAGAGTTGGCCCAGGCCAGGGAGCGCATCAACCGGCTGGCCGCCGAGCTGGCCGACCGGGACCGCGAGATCCAGGGGCTCAAGGCCCTGCAAAGCGTCCGCCAACCCGTCCCCGGCAAGCCCGAAGACCAGCAAGCCGCCGCCGTCGCCAACGTCAAGGCGCAGCAGCGCATCATGGAGCTGGAGGCGCAGCTCAAGGATTTGCAGGGCAAGGTCAAGCGCTAGCCGTTCGTCCGGTGCCGCCGGTCGGCTCGATAGGGTGCGCCCCGCCGGACAAGATTTTTTGTACCGACACCAATTCGGTTGTGGTGGGCCATGGCCTCCGTCTTCCCGCAATTCGTCGCCGACGCGCTCGTCAAGGACCGGCTGGCCAAGCAGCTCAAGCAGGACCCCGCCAACCTGCCCGACTACTGGGATCAGATCGTCGCCGACGCCCACGAGGCGGCCACCAACGACATCTACGGCGCCTTGCTCGCCCGCGGCTACACCCAGACGCAGATCCAGTCCTGGGACCGGGGCGCCGAGTTCGAGAAGATGCAGGCGGTCTACTACTGCCTGACCGAAGGCGCCGGCCTGGCCGGCTACGACGACAAGTGGGTCGCCAAGCTCGACCGCCGCGCCACGCTCAAGACCGTGGCCGTGACCGCCGCCGGCGTCTTCCAGGCCCCGCAGGGCACGTCCGCCGGCGTGGTCGGCTTCGGCTACCTGGACGAGGCCCTGACCCAGCGGCCCGGCATTCAGTTGACCGGGGCCGGCTACAAGGACATTAACACCCAAACCCAGTGGTAATTGCGGGTATTTTATAATGGCCCAAAAAACTGATACGCTCAACCAGGTCGGACAACTCTCGGTCGTGCCCAACGGCAACGAGCTGTCCGGCCTCGTGTCCCTGGGTTCGGGGACAACCGGCCTCCAAATCGCCTTCGAGAAGACCGCCGACCCGCCCAACGTGCCCGGCACGGCGCAGCGGTGGGTGGTGATGTCCGCGCTGCGGCAGGACGGCTCGAACACGCTGGAAGCCGGCGGGGTCGCCAGCCCGCCCGCGGCCGGCCAGACCTGGCTGATCGACACGTCCAACTGCGTCCAGTGGCGTATCCGCGTGGTCGCGCTGACTTCCGGCTCGGCCGGCTATACCGCCGTCACGTCCACCGCCCCGTTCAATACCACGGTGGCGCAGACCACGACCCCGGTGCAGGGCAGCACCTTCCGCACCAACGCCGGCAGCGCCGCCCCTGGCCAGACCCTCAAGTCCTTCACCGGCTTCGTGGCCACCAGCGCCAGCGTTGCCACCACGATCAACCTGGAAACCGTGGCGGCCGGCAAAACGCTGTTCATCACCGACATCTATATTTCCTTCGACAACCAGAGCCAGATCCGCTGCCGCATCCAGGCCGGCGGCGTGGACATCTTCCAGGCCATCGCCAAGGGGGACACGAGCCCGATCGAGTTCCCCGGCATTGAGTCCCAGCCGCAAGCCTCATCCGGACAGCAGGTAACGCTGCTCCTGCCGGTGATCGCCGGGGCGCCCAATTGCGCCTTCTACATAAGTGGCTTCGAACAATAACCACCAGGTGTATCTCTGATGCCCGTGACCTTCTCCAATTTGACCGGCGACGGCGTGACCGTCGCCCAGGTTAAGACTTCGGTGGAACTGCCCGACAGCGGCACGAGCGTGTCGATTTGCGGCACGGTCACGCCCGTCGCCGGCAGCCCGATCGCGGTGACCGGCTCGCCTTTAACCATGCCGGCCATCCCCGGCTCGGGCACGACCTACTGGAACATCCAGGTGGACGTGACCACGGGCGCCGCCACGGTGCAGCAGTCGGGCACCGCCGACCCGGCCCCGATCAACGGCAACAACGTGGTGGTGTTCCGCCAGCAGCTCGTGGCCGGCGCCGGCGCCCCCGACCTCGACCCCGGCGGCCAGGACACCACCCCGGACACCTGGTAGCCGCTCAACCGCCGGCGCCCCTCCGGTTACGATGGGGCCATGATCTCGCCCCCGCCTTCCGAGGAATCTCATGGCACCCGACGAATTGCAAGTGGCGCTCGGCCGCGCCGAACACCAGGGCTACCAGATCGGTCAGGCCGACCGCACCATCGGCGAGCAGGGCCAGCGGATTGGTGAGCTGCTCGAGCAGCGCCGGCACCTGGCCGACGATTTGAGGCTGGCCAAGACGCTGCTGGTCGAGGCCCACCGCGACATCGGCGTTCTGGCCGACATCCTGGGGAGTGTCCGGGCGCAGCTCAAAGACGAGCCGGAATACGCCCCGCGCGACACCCCGGCCGAGACCTTGGCCAAGGTCCTTACCCGGCTGAAAAAGGAAGACGCCCGTGCCCGGCGCCAGCGAAACGCTCAGCCTTCAGGGACTCGCCGACTGGGCGAAAAGGGCCGGCGTCAGCCTGCAAACGGTGTCGTTCGAGCAGCCGCTGAAGGCGTGTCGGTTGCTGGTGATCGCCGGCGTCAAGGATAACTTCAGCGGCCAGCACGCCCCCGACGGTACGCCCTGGCGGCCTCTCAAACGCCCGCGCGACCGCGAGCGCGACCGCCGGGCCGCGGCCCGGGGCGGCGTCCAGCAGGTCCTCCGGGACACGGGCATTCTGCAAGCCTCCGTGACCGCCCAGGGTGCCCGGGGCAATATCGACGAGCTGACCGACCGCCACCTGGTCTTCGGCACGTCGCTGTCCTACGCCGCGGCCCATCAGTACGGGGCCCAGGTCGAGCGCCCCGAGCGGACGCGGCCCTACCCGCAGAAGCCGTGGGTCTTTGGCGTGGACGGCCAGACGGTGTTCACCCGCCGGATCAAGGCCCACACCGTCACGATCCCCGCCCGGCCCTTCCTGGGGCTCAACGAGCACGTCATCGGCCGGGTGCTCTACGTGTTCGCGGATTTCCTGTCCGGCCTGGTGCGGTGAAGATGGCCGTCAAGCGCCTCGGCGAGTTCGCGGAGTGGATGGAGCCGGGCGCCGGGCACGCCGCGTACCTCTACCGGCGCATGGAAATGCGCCGCCAGCACGAAGAGGCCGTGCGCGGCGGCTTCGTCTTTGCCCGGGACGTCCGGGTCCGCCGGGAGGGCCCCCGCCTCGTTTCCCGGTGTACGCTGTACCACGACCCGGACGGGCCGCCGTCGCAGCCGGCGCGGCGGTATCCCCTGTACCTCTGCGACCGAGGCCGCCTCCACCCGATCCGCGAGCGCTGTCTATGCCCACCACCCCCACCCTGACGGTCGCCGACAACGCCAACGCCACCGGCGCCACGGCGACCGTCAGCGGCGCGGACAGCGGCACGACCAACACGGTGTACACCGCCGACGTGCGCGCCCTGCAGCTGGGCATCGCCCCGCCGGTGTGGACCGCGCAGGGCTCGCTCACCGGCAACGGCACGCTGGCCCTGCCCGTGCCCCCGGGCTTTTACTGGGCCTACTGCGCGTCGGTGCTGGCCGGCACGGCGCTGACCGCCCCGCTCTACTTCGCCGCGACCCGCTCAACCCAGGCCATCCTGACGCGCATCCGCAACGGCGTGCAGGCCAAGATCCAGGGCCTGGTGTTGTCCGGCAGCGACAGCAATAACAAGCTGTTCACGCTGCCGGCCGCGCAGGTCTATGTCCTCCAGTACCCGATGGAGGTCCTGATCAAATACCCCTGCGTGGTCGTCACCTGCGAAGGCGAGCAAGAGGGCGTCAACCCTTCCACCAACGCCACCACGGACACGGAATACCCGGTGCGCGTCTTCGTGGCCGACCGCCTGGACGTGCTGGACGAAACGCGGATGAGCGTCTACGAGAAGTGGCGCCAGCAGATGATGGAGGCGTTCCGCTCCCAGCGCTTAGCCGGCGTCCCCGAGGTCTATTACACGTCGGTCAGTCCCAAGCTGATCTACGACCCCACCCTGCCCCAGTACCAGCATCTGGTCTCGGGCTTCACCCTGCGAATGAAGACCCGCGCCCCCCACGCGGGCTGAGGATTTCCTATGGCCGCCGTCCCCAGCGTAGGCGTATTGGCTCAATTCGGCCTGTCCGCGTTCGGCACCGATTCCGTGACGCCCTACGCCCTGGGATCGCCGCCGTCCATCGCCAACGCCTTCGAATTCCTGAACGAATCCCTGACCACCGAACAAGAAGTGATCCGCACCGAGGGCATCCGGGGCACGCGCCTGCACCCCGCCGAGCGCGTCCGCCAGGGGCGCATCATTCCCGGCGGTTCGGTGTCGATGCAGCCGACCTATGCGGAGATGGTGCAACTCTTGCCGCGGATCTTCGGCGTCGGCACGGCCAATACCGGCTATACCGTGTATGCCATCGCCGAGAAGACGGGGCAAGTCACCCTGCCCGCGGGCGTGCCCGGCGGCTCGACCTTCACCTGGTCGAGCCTGCCGCAGTATTTCCGGGCCAGCGTGGACCGCGTGGCCAAGGTGTACGTCTACGACAACGCCAAGGTGAACCGGGCCACCCTCCGCAGCGCCCCCGGCCAGCCCTTGGACGTGACCCTGGAAATCGAGGCGCTGACCGAGGCCGTCAACAACGCCGGGACCTTCCCGTCCCTCACCGTCTCGGCCACGGCCCCCTTCGTCTTCCACGACGCGGTGATCACGCTCGGCGGCACCGTGTACCAGGTCCTGGAGCTGGAGACGACCATCGACTGGCACCTGAAGACCGACCGCTTCGCCAACAGCCAGACGCGGACCGACCTGGTGTCACTCGACTGCACCGTCGCGACGCGCTTCACCGTGCCCTTCACCTCGGACACGGCGGCCCTGTACAACGCCAGCGCCTGGGCCGGCGGCGTCCCGCAGACCTACCCCTACGGCATCACCGGCGTTGCCAATTTCAGCTGGGGCGGCGCCGGGCTGGGGGCCGCGGGCGTCAGCCTGGCCCTCTACTACGGCAACCTGATCTTCCCGGCCAAGAAGTCCCCCGCCGTCCAGTCCAAGGACGAGATCGGCATGGTGCTGGAGGGCGAGGCCCGCGGCGCCGGCACGGTCACGCCGCTCGCCTGCGTGCTCGACTCGACCCCGTAAGGTGACCCATGCCGGAAGATCTCGTCAACGAAATCGCCCGCTGCCACGCGCTGGGGTATGCCTCCAGCCACGTCCATGCCGTGTTCCAGACCGAGGGCATAGCCGGGCTCGACCGGCTGATCGCCGCGGCCACACCCGGCCCGGGCCCGGCCGCGGGCGAGGCCGCTCAACCGCCCGCGGAGGCCGTGGTAGAGTGAGGGCGCCTTTCGTAATGGCCAAGGGCCGGCGGTTGACAGCGTTGTCCGCCGCTGGCCTTTTTATTTCCCACCAGGATCTACCGACAGGAAACACCGCATGGCACGCTGGGCACCGATCCGCGACGGCTACACCCGCAAGGGCTTTATCGAGGGCGTCCCGAACCTCTACGCCGAACTCCGCTTCGACTTCCGGCCCGTGACCACCGAGGAAGGCTCGGACTTCTACGAGCGCGTCGGCCGGCTCAAGTCCTCCGACCAGGACCGCGAGACGGCCAAGCTGATCGCCGGCAAGGTGGTCCGCTGGTCGGGCGAGGACGTGCGCGAGCCCGGCCGCCCCGACGAGGCCGTGACCGCCAAATTGGCCCTCCAGCTCAACCGCCGGCAGATGCACCGCCTGGGCAACGTCATCCTGGGGCAAGAGCCCTCCGACACCGACCCGCGCTGGAGTGCGGAGGAAGCCACCCAGCCCGACGACGGGGCCGACCAAAAAAACTAGTCGAGGGCCTCCGGCTGCGCCTCCTGCACCCGGAGGTGCCGACCTGCGCGGACTGCCAGGCCTGGCTCTACGACCCCGACCGCGGCTGGCAGAAGACCGAACGCCGCGGAATGCCCGACGGCATCCCCCGGCCGCCGGGCACGCCGACCCCCTGCCAGAAGTGCCCCAAGGCGGGCTCGAAGGAGCCCTACCCGCACCCCGAGAAGGAGCTGTCGGCTAAAAACCTCCAAGCCTGGTGGTATTACCTCCAGTGCCAGGCCGATGACACCCGCCTGCTGCCGCGCGACCGCGTCGTCGTCCGCAACAACGCCCTGATCCGTCTGGTGTGCGACCAGGCGCGCCAGGCCAACGCCGACCCCCTGCGGCTCTTCCCCCTCTTCCTGACCGCCAAGAAACGCTGAGCCCGACCCCGATGGCCGACGAAACCGTTACCAAGAACGTCGTCACCAAGATCAGCGTGGAGGCCGCGCCCGGCCTCGACCGGCCCTTCCGTCAGATCGAAGAGGGGGCCGGCAAGGCGCACGCCTCCGTCGGCCGGCTGGCGAACGGTATGGCGACGGACCTGCGCAAGCTGGACCGCGGCATCATGTCCGTGAATCACGGCTTCATGGGGCTGTCGATGGCCTCCATGATGATGGGGCAGAGTTTCCAGAACTCCAGCCCACACATGAAGAAGTTCGTGGAGCACGCCCAGCAGGCCGCGGGGGTGATCGCCGTCATCCACTCCTCCATGCTGCTCTTGCGCGGCAGCATGATGGTCTTTTCGGTGCTGACGGCGGGCGTCTCCCGCTACGCGGCCGCGGCCCTGGCGGCGGCGTCCGCCAACTTCGGCCTCGCGCGCAGCCACCAGGCGGTGGCCGCGGCCGCGGGGCAGCAGGCCGCCGCCCAGGCCGTCGCCGCGGGCGTCGGCCGCGCCGGGCTGGCGGCCGCGCTGCCGGCCGCCGGGATCGGCGGCATCGTCGGCGGGCTGGCGGGCTACGGCTTCGGCGGCGCCACGGGCCACGAGGGCGCGGGGACGGGCCTGGGCGCCACGGTCGGCACGATCGCCGCCGTCATGGCCCTCCAGAAGTTCGGGCCGGCCCTGGGACGCTTCGGGGCCCGGGCCCTGGGGGCGCGCCTCGGGGCGGCCGCGCCGGCGGCCCCGGCGGCGGCCGCGCGCGTGCTCTCGGGCTACGGCACCCGTGCCGTGGCGACCGGCGGCTGGGGCGCCGGCATGTGGTCAGGCGGCACCGCGATTGGGCCTTACCTCGGACCGACAACTGGGACGGCGATCGCGCCCGCCGCCGGCAGCGCCCTATCCACAAGCGTTGGCGCGGGTGTAGCGGCTGGAGGCGGCGCAGCGGCCGGAGGAGCAGCCGCCGCCGGGGGTATGACCGTGGGCGGAGCCCTGGGCTTGGTCGGCGGCCTGGGGGCGGCGGTGTTGGGGGCCCATGAGGTGGGAATGTGGGGAGTCGCCGGGCTCGGCAAGGCCACCGGCCTGTGGGACAGCACACAGTTCGCCCGGCGGCATTCGCTCACCGGCTCGCTCTACGACTGGTACGACGAATCCTGGAACCGGCAGACGAAGCTCGACAAGGGCCTGGAGGCGTCCCAGCGGCAGAAGATCCTGACCGCCTCCATCCTGCAAACGGCCATCCAGGAGCGCCGCGTCCGCGAGCCGTTCGTCCGCCAGCAGGAGGGGCTGATCGACGAGCGGGCGCTGGTGGGCATCGAGGCGGCGCGCCTCCGCTTCGACACGCGCGGCGCCGCCCGCGCCCGCCAGGCCGGCTACCGGGGCCGCTTCGGGGCGGAGATCGCCCGCACGCTGGGCGAAAAATCCCTGGCCGACACCCCGGAGGAGCGGGCCTACCGCGCCAACCTCCAGGACCAGGCCGAACGTCTGGCCGAACACATGGGGCTGTCCTCCCAGCAAGCCCGCGCGCATGTGGAGGACGCGGCCGCGCGGCAGCGGTATTTTTCCGGCAAGGCGCAGGCTACCGGCCGCGAGCTGGCCCAGGCGGAGGCCACCACCAAAGCCTACGAGAAACAGCAGACCAGCCCCGAATACCTGAAGGCGCTGGAACACGAGACCCACCTGCGCTCCCAGGTCATCGATTACACCCACAAGGCCCAGGAGGCCCAGAAGCAGTACGTGGACGCGCTGCGCCAGGAAAAGGATGTCACCGCCCAGAACGAACAGCAGTTCCGCAGCTTCGCGGCCGAACAGGAGCGTCACTACCGCCAGATCCGCCAGCAGCAGGAGGCGAAGATCAAGGGGCTGAAAATGGACTTCGCCTTCATGGACCCCACCGAGATCGACAAGATGTCGCAGATGGCGCAGCGGTTCGTCAACGAGATCCAGAATCCGAAACAGGGTCGGCGCGGGCAGATCGCGATGGTCGGCGGCCGCGCCCGGTTCGTGCCGGGAACGGTCGGCGGCTTCACCCACGAAGAAATGCAGTACATCAAGGGCAACCCGTTTTTCGATCAACTACGGGAGAAATACGCCGACAAGGTAACGGCCAACAACCCGGCCCTGCAAAAGTTGCTGGAGATGACCGGGCAGACCGAAAAGCTCGAGGCCGCGGCCCGCCAGGAAAAGCTCTTCGCCGACATCAAGCTCCAGGTGCAAAACAAGGTCGATATGGAGCTGCGGTTGAACGCCGAGGATGTCGCGGAGCAGATCAAGAACAAGATCCAGCAGCCCATTGCCGAGATGATCCGCCAGCTGGGCGACCAGATGGAGCGCCAGGTCCACATCCACGGGGTCATCCAGAGGGCCACGCCCAAAGCGGCCCTCGGCGGCTAACCCCGTTTCTTCTCCGTTTTTATTCGCCACCCGCCATGTCAGTACTTCAGTACGGATCGTACCGGCACCAGCCCGGGGAAGTGACCCTCCGGCCGATCGCGCGCAACGCCATGGTGGCCCCCAGCGCCATCGTCTACGGCTGGACGTGGCGGTGGAAGGTCAGCGGGTTTTTGCAGGCCACCAGCCAGGCGAACCTCACCGCGGCCATCCAGCGCCTGGAAGCCGCCTACGCGGTCCAGGGCGGCAACCTGGGTTTCTTTAACGACGACGGCAGCGCCACCGCCCACGGCATTTTCGACGGCCAGACCATCGGCGGGGTCAGGGTGGTCAGCGGCCCCAACTACCCCGAAGGGCAGGGGGCCGAGTATTCCGCCGGCGGCGCCTTCCGCTTCTACGAGATCGAGCTGGAATACGACGTGCGTGACTTCCGCGTCGGCCTCTTGGCGTGGACCGAATCCATCACCTATTCGGGCGGCGGCCCGGAGTTTATTTTCCTGGAACCCATCCTCGGCCCGCCCGTCAAGCAACTCCTCAAGGCCGCGACCGCCTTTCGCGCCGTCCAGCGCGGCATGGCGAAGGGCCACGGCAGCTACCCCGTGCCCCCCGACCCGCTCTGGCCCGGCGACCTGCTGAGGGACCCCGAAGTCGAGCGGATCGCCCCGCAGCGGCGCGGCAACGCCTTCATCGAGCCGCAAATCTCGTGGACCTACACCTTCGCCTCCGCCCTGCCCCTGGTCGGACTGCCCAACCCGCAACCCAACATCTGATTGAGGATCACCCCTCGTGGCGACAAACCGTTGGATCGGCAGTGCCCCCGCGATCGCGCAAGTCTCGACCGTTACCATCGGCACGTACGACGCCACCACGACGTACAACGTGACGATCAACGGGAAGACCGTCGGGGTTTTGGGGCAAGGTGGCAGCGCCGCCGCCACGGCCGCGGCCCTGCAAGCGGCACTCCAGGCCAGCACCTACCCCGAATTCCAGGAAGCCACCTGGACGGTCAACAGCAACGTGATTACCGCCACGGCGGCCACGGCCGGGGTGCCCTTCGGCACACCGCCGGCGGTGTCCGGGGCCTACACCCTGGCCACCTCGGTCGCCGGCGGCACGGGCACGATTTCCAACAGCACCACGACCGTTTCCAGCGGCCCCAACGACGTGTCGCTCGCCGCCAATTGGTCCACGGGCGCCCTGCCCGCCAACGGCGACGACGTGTATTTCGACGTGCCGGTGCCGGCGCTCTACAACCTGACGGCGCTCCAGGCCGTGACCCTCAACACGCTCAACATCTCGGCCACCTTCGCCGGGTCGGTCGGCACCGGCGGCGGCGGGGGCGGCGGCAGCGCCAGCGGCCAGGCGGCTTTGGGGCTGCCCGTTTTCAACCCCAAGGGTTATCTCGAATACCGGCCGCTCAACTTCCAATTCCTGACCCAGGGCGCCAAGAACGTCATCGTCGGCTACGGCTCCGGGCCGGGCCCGCAGATGGTGAGGCTCGACAGTCTGAACGCGCAGGTCAACCTCATCGTCCAGAACACGGGCACGAGCCTGGAGGCGAACGCCGAGGCCGTGCGCTGGAAGGGAACCCACGCCGGCAACCTCGTGGAAGTCACCAAGGGCACGCTGGGCGTGGCCCGCAACCCGGGCGAGGTCGCCACCATCCTCACCCTGGAAATCGGCTACGTGGCCAACGTCCAGGGGGACGCCAACGTCACCCTGGGGCCCGGGGTGACCCTGGCCGTGGGGGGCTCGGGGGTCGTCTCGAAATCCGGCGGTTCCCTCCTGATCCTGGGCATCGCCAGCGCCGCCAGCCCCGTCAACAAGATCAACCAGACCGACGGCACCACGGAGATCCGCGGCACCGGCTCGTGCGTGACCACGGCCACCATCGACGGCGGCACGCTCTACTTCAGCGGGGCCAACGACGGCACCCACGTCGATGTGACCAACCTGAACGTCGGGAATAAGGGCACGGTCAGCTTCGTCCGCGACATGCGCTCCCGGCAGGTGACGAATACCACCCTGTACGCCGGGGCCAAGCTGTTCGACTCATTCGCCACGGTGACGTGGGGCGCCGGCGGGATCGTCTTGAGCCGCTGCCGGTTGACCGACGTGACGCTCGACCTGGGCGAGAACCGCTCGCTCTTGACCTTCGCGTGAGCCCTCCCGGCCTTCCCCTGGATCATTTATGCCGACCCCCGCCGCCATCCAGTACGCCACCTTCACGGGCATCGGCCGTGTGCTGTCGGCGTCGTTCACCCTCTCGCACGGCATAACTCCGAGCTGTTGTGTCTTAGAAATTGTACCCCAGGCGGACATCCCCAGCGCGACCGGCGACCTCGTCTTCATCTACGACGCCATCACGCTGACCTTTTCGGGGTGCCGCGTCGATTACACGTCCATCCAGCGCAACAGTTCCGGCATGGTCATGGCGCTGGCCGTGCAAGACCGCCGCTGGAAGTGGCAGTTTGGCGAAATCTCCGGGGATTATAACACGCGCTTCCAGGACCCCGGATCGGTGGCCCCCGACAGCGGCAAGTCGGTGGGTAATTCGCTGGACCCGGATTTTTTGCGGACCCCCCAGCAGTTGGCGGCGCTGTGCCTCCAGGCGCTGGGCGAGGTCAATTACGACGTGTCGCTCATGCCGAACGACACCTACCCGGAAGTGCATTGGACCGCCCAGAACCCGGCGCAGGCGCTGGCCGCCCTGTGCGACACGCTGAACTGCCGGATCAGCTTAGACGCCAACCAGGCCGTGGTCATCTGGCCGGTGGGCGTGGGCCACGCCCTGCCCGACGGCCCGGTCATGTCCGGCGGCAACAAGCTGCCCGTGAAGCCCCACCCCGATACCGTCAAGGTGGTCTGTGGGCCGTCGCTCTTCCAGGTCGATTTCATCCTCTACCCGGTGGGCCTGGACACGGACGGGGGCATTTGGCCGCTCTACCAGCTCAGTTACCGGCCCAACAAGCAAAACCCCAACGGGCCGGCGGAGTCCGTGTGGGATTATGAGGTCCCCGGGCAGTTCGTCGGCATCAGCGACCAACTCCTCACCACCGGGCAGACGAAACGACAGTTGGCCCTGGAATCGGTGTGGCGCTGGTACAAGATCGGCGGCACCATCACCCCGGCGTTGGTCGGCGAACAGGCGCAGGTCAACGGTTCCTATCTGACCAACGACCTGCAAATCTACAACATCCCCGGCTACGGCCAGATCCCGACCTTCAAGGTCCCGAAGTGGCTGGCGGCCGCCGAGGTCGGCAAGCCGGGCAAGCCCTACGTCGCCGCCAGCTACACGCTCTTGCCCTTGGAAGAGGAGCAGGTCCAGACCTACGTGTCGGCGGACGCCACGCTGAGGCGTTTACCGGCTATCTGTTACGGTGTTTATAACGATCGGAGAGGGGCGCAGACCAACACGCCGCCGGGCACCCCCTACGAGGGCGGCTTCCAGGTGGACGGCCGCCACGGGCTGGTGAAGTTCGACCAACCCGTGTGGCAGTACCTCCCCGACCCGCTCAACAACGGCAAATTCGTGTACCGGCCCGCGTGGCTGGCCCTGCGCACGGCCTTCCAGATCCGCGACCTCACGACCGGGGCCTACGTCCGCTACGAGCGGACGTTTTTCTTCGCCGACCAAAGCGGCACCGGCGCCAAGCCGCTCCACCACCCCGAAATCCAGAGCGAGTATTACCCGACCTACGACGCCAAGGGCAACGTCCAGAAAGTCAACAATAATGAGAGTTTGGTGGGGGCCGAGTGTGATTATTACATCGGCGCCGAGGCCGCGCAGTATTTGAGCCAGGCCGTCCCCCAAGAAATCACCTATGCGGGGCTGATCCCTATTTCGACGGACGGGGCGATTCAGCAGGTCACTTGGTCGGTGAGTAACACCAGCGGCGCCACCACCCACGTCTGCCGCAATGACGAGTTCCACCCGTATGTACCGCCGTTCCGCGAACGCCGGGTGTACGAACAGGTGCGCAACGACACGATTGAGGCGCTGCGCGGTATCGCCAGCAAACAGGGAAAGGAGTTCTTGGACCTATGAACAACCTTTCCCAGAACGAGCGCGTCCGCTGGCTGGAGGTGCTCAACGCCAGCGCCACCAACTGGATTCCGTCGTGGGCCTGCGTGCGGGTCGTGTCCACGGACTACACCACCGGCGTCCTGACCGTGGACCAGCCCAACGCCGACAACCAGGCCCAAGTGCTCTTCACCGGCCCGGTGGCCATCCCGCCGTCGGCCTACGGCGCGGCCACCTACGACTTCCCGACGTGGGCCGCCTACAACGCGGGCGACGGCGACCCCGCGGTCGGCGACCAGCGGGGGGCGGGCAACGGCAGTTACGTGCTCCGCAGCGGCAAGACCGGCTTCTGGGTCATCGGGGTGGACAGTGCCAACAGCCGCGCCATGGTGCTGCCGGTGGGCGGCGGGGGTGGCGGCGGGGGCAACCTGCCGCGCTGGAGCTACCTGGCGGGCGGCATCTGCCGCTCGCCGCCCGGTATCGGTGGCAAGCTGCCGGCCGGCGGCTCGGGGACGGCCGGCGCGCCCATCGACTGGACGAGCGGCCTGGGGCCGTTCGCCTTCCAGCGGCCCAACGGGGCCTACCAGATCAAGATCCCAGACGGCGCCGGGGGCTACTACCGGCTGGAGGCGTCGGCCTTCATCACCACCACGCAGCCGGGGGCCGGCTACGGCGCCTACTTCTCGGTGAACGGGCAGCAGCCGGTGACGAACGCGCAGGTGGGCGGCGAGTGCAACGGCGGCAGCGTCATGGTCCACTTCGAAGATACGTTACTGTTGAACGCGGGCGACGTGGTAGACTTCTGGCTGACCTCGTCCTTCGACACCGCCTCGGAGACGGTCAGCGCGAACAGCCTGGAGATCGTCCAGCGCGGGGGGCCGCCGACATGACCCAGCCGACTTCCACGACGCCGCCGTGCAACTGTGGCTGCACGCAGCCGTGCGGCATACGCATCGCCCTGATCAACGGCCAGTACTGGCAGGACCTGTACTACGGCTGGTACTACTGCCCGGTGAATGAATACTCCTATTGGGAGGTCATTCTGGCGGGGTTCCAGCCGCCGCTCGACCACTGGAACGGCAACTGGAACATCGGCCTGGGACCCGGCTCCTACTTCTACGGCGCCAGCCAGCAACTCGCCTTCGAGTGCTCGATGGCGTTCGTGGGGAACAAATTCCTCGACCTGGCGGTGGCCGGGGGGGACGGCTCGGCCGGCATCGCCGCCAACGGGCTGCTCGTCCTGCTCAACGACGGCATAAATCCCGGCGGCATCGGCTACTACTGGAGCGGCAACCTGTGCAACGTGCAGCCGGACACGATGCTGACCCTGAACCTGGCGTCGCCGGACCCGAACCTGCCGCCGACGATCACGGTCATCCCGCGCGGGCCGACCTGCGCCTGCTGCCCGCGCGGCCTTTACAACGGCCAGATGCTCACCCAGGTGTGGCCGACGCTGACGGCGACGCTGATGAACGGCACGGGGGGCTGCCAGAGCCTCAACGGCCTGCAAATCCCGCTGACGTTCCAGACGACGACCCAGATCCCCTGGGGCGGCGGCAGTAGCGTCAACCCGGCCGCCTACCTCGGGATAACCACCGTGGACGCGAGCCGCTGCCCGCTGGGCGCGAGCCAACTCGCCTTTTATCTCCAGTGCGTCAAGGCCCCGGCCGTCCCGGACAGCAGCTTCCTCACGCCCACCAACGACGGCTGGGCCGGGGGGTTCGCCTCGACGCTGACCTCGTCGTCGGGCGACCACTACGCCTACGCGGCGCCGCCGGTCTCCTACCGCTGTGACCCCATGGCGCCCATGTGGACCTTCCAGGGGGTCGAGGTGATCGGCCTGGGGAATGTTAACCTGGTGCGCTGTTGCGGCACGAGCGGCAACGGCCACGTCGACGTGGTGGTGACGTCGCCATGACACAACACCCCGAAGCCAACCGCCCCTGTTTCCTCGTCCACGCCGAGCAGCAGCCGTGGTGTCCGGTGTGCAAGCAGTACCGCGAGAACCCCCACTACCGCAACGCGCCGCTGCCGGTCATGGGGCCGGTCAAGCCGCGGGAGGACCGCTCGAAGCCCTGCCGGCACCTGGGGGCCGCGACCGGGGAGCGGGTGCAGTGCCCGACCTGCGCCGGCAACGTGGAAATCAAGCTAATGACGTGCGAAAAACACGGCACCTGTACCCGCGGCAAGCCGCTCCAGGGGGTGCGCTGCTGCGCCGACTGCGGGGATTACCGGCCGGGCGAACCGGCGGCCTGAGCCGCCCGTCACTACGGCCGCCAGCCGGCGCCTTTGGCAAAGACCTCAATCACGCCGTCCACGAAGATCAGCGTGCCGACGTAGGGGGCACCGGGGTTGTTCGGGTCCGGGTGGAGGACGTTGCGGACCTCTTGTTCCGTCTCCAGGGTTAGTGAAGTGCCGTTGTTGACGACGCCGATCACCCGGTAAAAGTAGCCGTGCGGCTCCGGGGTCCGGGTGTTACCCTTGCCCGCGGTGAGTGTGGCGTCGAGCACCCAAGAGCCCCGCACGATGTCCGGTGCGGCCCCCGCAAACGGCACCTGGATTTGGTGCGTTTGCGGGGCGAACGTCACCCCCTCCAAAACGGTCTCCGTGTTGCCGACGGTCGGCGATCGGCCGGCGTAGACGACCACCGCCACGTCCACGACCGACGGGTCTGCCGCCTGCGGGCGCCGCAGCAGCCAGGCCCACGAATAGCGGCCGTTCCGCTCCACCGAACGGACCGTGCTGCCCGGGGGCGGGGGGTGGCTGACCGCCGACCCGGCCGCGTTGGCGGGATCGGCCGCGTTGTCGTCGCGGTTGAAATTGAGATCGTCCTGCGTGGTAGTAAACCGCGTGGCGAGCCTCAACTGATCCTCCCGCCTCGGTTGGGAAGCGACCCATTGCAGAGTCCGGCGGGGCATCCCGTGCCAGTTGCCGGTCCCCTTCTTGTCCCCGACTTCGTGGACGGTTTCGTTCCAGTAGCCGACGGGATCGACGTACACCGGGTAGCTGGGGCCGTCGGTGATCGGCGGCAAGACGTTGGACGGCCTGCCCTTGTTGTTGCGCGGCAAGGGCTCGATGAACACGTCCCGGCGACCGTTCGGCGCGTTGGGGTCCTGGTCATAGACGACGGCCTGGTCGTGGCGGATCTGCTTGGCGTTGGCGACGGCGGCGGCGTTGGCGGCCACGTTGGCGGCGGCGCCGTCTTGAAGCGCCGCCCTCATGCTCAGTGCCCCGAGCGGGAACAGGGTAAGTAGCGTCATCAGACCGATGGCCATGATGAAGACGGCTACCAGGACCTCGACCAACGTAGTACCGGGACGGCGAATCATGGATCGCGTCTCCATTGTCTCGGAAGGGAAATGTCAGTTCCTCAAGTATCCCAGAGATAATTCGTCCCCGCAAGCCCTTTCTTCGGAATTCCGGGGCTACTGGCTGACCATGACGGTAAACCAGAAGATCGCGCCGGCGCCGGTGAAGAGCAGTGACAGAATCATCCCGAGCAGCGCGGTCCCGCTGTCCTTGCCCTGGACCAAGCCGCACAACCCCAGGATGAACCCCACCAGCCCCACGACCGGCACGCACAGCGCGACGATGGCAAAGACCAGGGCCAGCTTGCCGAGGCTGATGCCCTTCCCCTTCGACTTCTTTTCCTTCTGCTCCCGGATGACGTGATACACCACCTGGGGGGCCGGCTTTTCCGCCGCCGGCCTCCCCTTCTCCGCCTTGGCCGCGGCCGGCGGTTCCTCGGGGTCAAGGGGTATCTCGACCGACTCCGGCTGCGGCACGCGCATCGGCTCCCCGCACTTGACGCAGGTGCGAACCTTGCCGGCGGATTCGTCGCGGACGTTGTACGCCTGGCCGCACGCCGGGCACCGGAAGCGAATCATGGGAACCTCCTTCGTCGTGGCCTAAGAGTCCCGATTATCGCAGCTGAGCCGACGCCCCGCAAGCCCCCGTCCTCGATTTTTGACCCCGGCCGGCCGCCCGTGCTACCATCAACCCCGCTCAACCGCCGAGCGGCCCCGTGGTAGACTCAGGCCAGACGAGTCGCCCCGGACCCGAGGCCCGAACAATTACCGAGGAAGCACCTCCCCCATCACGTCGCGTGACCCCACCGTCCCCCGACCCGCAGCGTCCGCCACCTCGCCGCCGAGCGGCCGCGCCCCGCCCCCCGCGGGGCGCGGCCCGCTGTCTTTCCGGCCGGTCCGGGCGCCCGTGCTTTGGGGCGGGACGGTCCGCCCACGGAGCGGGGCGGCGCCGGCCCGGTTTCATGCCCCCGCCCCCTCCCCCCGACCCGGTAGCCCGCGATGGAATGGCTCGTCTTCGCCCGTGACTTCGGACTCCCCACGGTCCTTTTGGTCGGTCTGTGCCTGGGCCTCTGGCGCGCCGGTAAATGGGTCGGCCAGAAGTGCGAGTGGCTGATGGAGAACATCGTCAAGCCCATCGGCCGGCGCCACGTCGAACACCTGGACTTTCTGGAGCGCAACCAGGCGCAGAACAGCCAGGTGTTGGCGGAGAACGGCAAGGTGCTGGACAAGATCGCCGACTCCCAGATCAGCATGGCCGCCGACCTGAAGGCCCTGCGCCAATCCCACGAATCCGCCCGCGAGAAGTAACCCATGCGTATCCGTCTTTGGCTCCACGACCTGTTGACCGGCTCCATCCACCGGACCCTGAACCGCCGGACGGAGAAGCTGGCCGGCGCCGAGCACGCCCGCGTCGGCCGCAACCTGTGGACGCTTCAGGGCTACATCGCCCGGGCGAAGGACCTGGGGGCCGAACCGACCCCGCCGCCGCCGGTGGCTCCGGCCGCGCCGAAGTCCGGCCCCACCGGATACGAGGCGGTCAGCCTGGCCGGCAGCCTCGCCAGCCTGGTCGGCGTCATCCTGCTCTTCCTCCAGGCGGCCGGCTGGTTGCACCTGCCGCACCCGGGCCCGGCCCCCGTGCCGCCGGCACCCGCCCCCGTGGACCCGCTCACCGCCACGCTCCAGGCGGCCTACGCCGCCGACCCCGCGCCCGACAAGGCCGCGAAACTTCAAGCCCTCCAAAGCATCTGGACCTTGGCCCCGGCCGCCGCCGACGACCCCGCGATGGCCACCGCGGCAGACCTGCTCGCCAAGCTGCATAACGCCGCGCAGCAGCTCGTCGGCGACTCCCTGCCGGGGGTGCGCAAGGCTATCGAGACGGAGCTAGACAAGGCCCTGCCCACGAACCCGGCGCAGGCCCTCGACCCGGCCACGCGCCAGGCCTGCAAGGCGGCCTTTACCCGCATCGCCACGTCCCTCTCCGGAGTACAACCCTGATGCCGCCACTCGGCTTTCTCCGCAAACGCGACCGCAACGCGGCGCAGCACGCCGTTCATGCCGCCGCCGAGGCCCGCATGGCCCGGTGTCACGGCCTGGCCGCGCCGGACGTCCCCAAGGGGACGAAGGTCATCCTGGCCGACGCCTGGAAGGACCCGGCCGTGGTCGCCGACCTGGGCTTCGCCTTCCCGCGCTACCGACAAGTTACGGGCTCGTGCGTCGGCGCCGGCGGGGGCAACGCCCTGATGACCCTGATCTGCGTGCAGCGCAAGCTCGCCGCCAGCCCCACCAAGGCCGTATTGCCCTTCTGGCCCTTCGATTACGGCCGCTGTCGTTATAACGAGGGCGACCGCGGCCAGGGCGAAGGCGCCATGGGCTCGTCCTTCGCGGACACCGTGGTCAAGGAAGGCGTCTTGGACGCCAACGAGGCCGGGCTGCCGGCGTTCCAAAACGACGACGGCCTGGCGCTCACCGAGCAACTGGAGATGCAGTGGTCCGACGGTGGCTCGCCGCTGGTGACGAAGTGGCTCCAGACGGCCGCCAAGTTCCCGCTCGGCAGCGCCACGCCCTGCAAGTCCAGCCAGGACATCAAGGCCCTGGTCCTCAACGGCTTCCCCGGCTCCTTCGCCTGCGACAACTACATCGGCCACGCCTCCGTCCAGGGCTCAGGCGCCGACGCCGCGGCGGTCGGGTATTGGGACGGCAACGGCGGCCACCAGCAGTATTTCATCGGCTACTGGGAAAACCCGACCTTGGGGCCGCTGTACGGCATCGGCAACAACTGGCAGGGCTCGACCTACCCCCAAGACCCGGGCGGGCTGCCGACCTGCTGCTGCTGGGTGACGGAGGCCCACGTCGACGCCGCCTTCCGCCTGGACGCCGAGGTGTACGGGTTCTCGCACCTGACGTGGTTCCCCGCCCAGCCGGCCGTGCTCAGCTGGTACGTGTAGCCAATTTATTCCCACCAAAACCCATTCGCCCCCCCGCAAGGAATCCCATGGACACCGCCACCGTTACCAAGGTCCTGACCGCGCTCTTGGCCGCCATCCGGCGGGGCGAGGTCGTCTTCCCGAGTGCCCAGGCGCTCAAGGGCGCCGAGGGCGCCGTGGAGTACATCCTGGGTCACCCGTTCGCGCTGGAGATCGCGGCCGTCGCCTTCCAGAGCGGCGGGGCGCTGCTGTCGTTCCTGGCCGGCCGCTTCGGCATCCCGGTCAGCGTCATCGAGGCGGTGCTGGCGGACGCCGGCCTGTAATGCCCGCCTGGCTCCGCCCCCTCCTGACGCGCTGGGTGCTCCTCATGGTGCCGTGGGTCTGGACCAACTTCGCCGTCCCCGCCGCGGCCGTCCTGGGGTTCCTGGTGGCCGTCCTGATTATCGTGCTCTCCGGGGACACCGACTGATGGCCGCGGCCGCGCTCCTCGCCGTCCTGTACCTGGCCGTCGCCGTGGCGGTCTCCCTGGTGGCCCGCGCCGCCGTAGACCCCTACGGCCATTTCACGCCGCGGCGGGACTGGTGGCAGGCGGTGCTGATCGGCGTCTTTTGGCTGCCGCTTTTGGCGTGGCTGATCGGCGTGGTGGTCTACTACGACCTGAAAGGTTGACATCGTGTCCAAGATCCTGCAAACCCTGATCGTGTCCGTCGCGCTGGCGCTGCCGGCGTTGTTCGCCGCCCACCGCATCCACGCGAGCATCGACCACCTCCGGCCGCCGGCGGCGACCGTGACCGTGGATCACGTCGCGCTGGCCAAGGCCGCCTTCGCGCTGGCCGAGGCCAACCGGCCGGTTTCGGCCGCACCCGAGACGATCCCGGCCCCGAAGCCGGCGCCGCCGGCTGACGGCTTTTTCACGCCGCCGGCTTCCGGCGCCGCGCCCACGTCCCGGTGCGCATGCAGCGGCCCGGCCTCCTGTACCTGCCCCAAGGGTGAGTGCGCGTGTGCCGCCTGCGCGTGGACCTGGGACCTGCGGGCGTTTGAGGCCGCGAAAACGCAGCGTCGGCAACTGCCGGTCGTGGTGTGGGTGGGACAACCGGCGCCGCCCCTGATGGGGATGCTCTCGTTTTCCGCCGACGATTACGCCGACACGCCGCGGCCGGGCGCCGTCGTGCTCCGGCCGGACGGCGGTGATCTGATCGTCGTGAAGCGGTTCGCCGGCACGCCGTCCGGGGACGACCTCCGCGCCGCCCTGAACCCGGCGCGGCAGGTACCGGCCGCCCCCGCCCCGGTCTTCTACCCGCCGGCCCCGGCCTTCCTGCCGTCCTTCGGCGGGGGCCGGTCCTGCCGCGGGTGAGGTTGAGCGCTCCCGGCCGGTCGGCCGTCCCCCCCTGACTTCGCCCGCGTCCCCCGGAGACCCCCGATGGTCGCTTACGTTTCCTACTGGCACGCCGTCCCGGACGCGCTGGATTTTTTCGGCTCGTGCGGCTGATCCGGGACTACCGCACGGACCACGCCTGGCGGGACGTGTCCGGCGACTGCCGCTGTCCCCTGTGCCGCCAGGGCCCGCTCCACCCCCGCCGCTGAGTCATGCCCCGCACCGCCAAACGCCGAGCACGCCTGCCCTTGACCGCGGACCAGCAAGCCCTGGCCGAGCGCTGGCGGTTCCTGGCGGTCAAAGTGGCCCACAAGGTGTGGTACGGCCAGCGGCGCCGGCCCAACTGCACGCTGGACGATCTGGTCCAGGCCGGCTGCCTGGGCGTCCTCTACGCCGCCCGCTGCTACCGGGCCGGCCACGCCGCCGGCGCCCGCTTCGCGACCTACGCCTACAAGGCGGCCCTTTCCTGGGTCCTCAAGGAGCTGGCCCAGGGCGTGATCCACGTACCGGAGGCCACCGCCCGCCGCGTCCGCAAGGCCCGCGCGGGCAAGACGCAGCCCGACGCCGAGGTTTGCTCCGCCGAACGGGCCTACGCCTGCGAGTTGATCGGCGGCGGGGAGGAGGATTTCGAGGCCCCGCCGGAAGACCCCTTTGCCCACGAGGACCTGGCCCGGGCCCTGGGCAAGCTCCGCGGCGCCGACCGGGATTTCCTGCTCGAGCGCTTCGGGCTGGACGGCCGGGGCGGCGCCACCCTGGACCACTTCGCCGCCCGGTTGGGCATCACCCGCGAAGGGGTCCGCCGGCGCCAGCAGCGCATCCTGGGGGAACTGCGGAGGCACCTTGAGGCCGCATGACCCGCCGCGAACGCGATCGACTCCGCCGCCTGCTCGCCGCGCTCGAGGTGCCGGATTGTACGTGCCCGCTGGATTATGCCTGCCCGTGCGACGAATCCTGTGAGCCGGGCGCCGACTGCCCGTGTTGCCGCGGCGGGTGCGGGCACCCGCCCAAACGGAATCAGCCGCCGTGCCGACACGTTCTCGGCAAGACGCATGAACTAACGATCGGCGAATGGGCCGAGTTGCTCACCGCCGCCTGGCCCAAGCTGTACGCCGATCGGCCGGCGCCGCCCACGCCCCACCGCTGCCTCCGCCGGAACGCCAGGGTCGCGGCGCTCGCGCGACGGGCGCGAGAGGGGGTCGCGCTCTGGCACCCGGCGGACCTAAAACGCAACGACCCCCGCACCCCGCGAATCGGGTTCGTCGGCGAGCCCGCCCGCGGGAATTTCGCCGACGGCCCCCTCAAGGTACTCACCCATGCCGAATGATTCCGCCCTGGTCCTGTCCGCCGACGAACACCACGACCTGAGCACGCTCGAGGCCAAGGTGTCCGGCGGCCTCTCGACCTTCTACGAGGTCGGTCAGGCCCTCCTGGAGATCCGCGAGCGGAAATTGTACCGCGCCGCGTTTTCGAGCTGGGACGCCTACTGCAAACTCCGCTGGGGCTTCGGTCGCTCCCAGGGGTATCGGCTCATCACCGCGGCCATCCTCACCGACCAGCGGACGGCCGCCGGCGAACCGCCCCCGGAAAACGAACACCAGGCCCGCCTTCAGCAACTCCGGGACAAGGCCCTCGAAACCCTCACCCCGGAAGAGCAGCGGGCGGTGATCGAGGCCGACGAACACCAGCAGACCGAGGCCGACGCCAGGGAGGCGCGGCAGCAGGACGGCGCCGGCCAGGCCGAACGGGTCAAGCAGGGCGAGCGCCTCCTGAAGCGCGCCGCCAAGGTCTTCCGCGGGTTAGGCCCCGAAGGGGAACAGGTCTGCGAGTGGGTCGAGAAGGCCCTTGCCGCGGCCCGCGAGATCGTTACCATATGAGACGGGAGACGGGTGATCGGGCGACACCCTTTCCCGATGGGCTTGGCGGCCGGGGAATCATCCTCTCCCCGGCCGTTTTTGTTCCCGGTTGCGCCGGCCCACGCTTAACTGGTTGTCCCGCTTGACCATGCGCTGACGTTCGGGCATAATAGAGGAGCTTCGGCCGGCGTGGCGTCGCGCCGGCCGGCGGACTCCGTCGGCCCGGAGCAGCGCCGCCTATGTCCAGCCCCGCCACCCCCCCCGATGACCGCCGCCTGTGGGCCACGCTCCCCCAGCTGGCCGAGGAGTTCGGCGTCAACGCCGAACAACTGCGCCAGTGGCTCAAACCCTTGCGCCAAGACCCCGGCAACTGGCGCCCGATCGAAAACGCCGCCGTCAACGAGGCGCGCGGCGAGTTCCGCCGCGCGGCCGTGGTCGCCATCGTTTCCGTCAGACGGAGGGAGGCCAAGAAAAAATATCTGGCCGCGATGGGCCTGAATTGCGAGGATTGCGCGGCCTGCGGCCGAATCCGGCTGTCGGATGACAACACGGCGTCGGCGGAGCGGGTAGACTAGAGCCAACCGGCCCCGTGCCGTATGGGGCCCGACCGCTTTCAACGCCGAGAGCCACCCGTCATGCGTGTCGCACCCCCCCCGGACCACGAAGACCTGAAAGACCGCCTCCACGAACTGCTGGTCCAAAAAATCAAGGAAATCCCCGGCTCCCGTTGCTGCCGCTTCGAGGGGGCCACCGACCCCCGCCGCGGCGCGGGCGTGGTGAAGGTCGCCGGCCGCGTCCACACCCTGGCCCGCGTGCTGCTCTACGTGTACCGCGGCCTGGAGCTCGGGTTCGACCTGGACGACCACGCCACCAAGGTCCGCCGCACCTGCGCGACCCGCGGCTGTGCCAACTGGGAGCACTGGCAGCCGGTGCCGCGCGCGGCCGCCCCCGCCCGCCGCGCGGCCTGAGCCGATCCCTTTCCCCCCCCCCTTTGGAGCGCCGCCATGTTCGTCGGCTGGGCACTGTGGCGCCGGCGCCGCTCACTGCGCTGGCGGAAGGTCTGCACCGGAACCACCCTGGAGAATTGCGAGCGCCGACTGAATTACCACCTGGATACCGTCACGTCTGCGGCGCAGGAGTTGGGCCGCGTGGTCTTACCCCTGGGGGTGCCGCCGATCGACCGGCCCGGGACTTCGGAAAAGCGCCGCCGGGCCGCCTGAATGCCGTTGACGCAAGCCGATGCCGGTTGTATGCTAGGGTCAACTGGTCAGACCACTTTTCCCTTTTGCGAAAAGGAGCATCCGTTATGACGGCCGTTGCGGACAAACCCGGGAGCGAGGCCGGCCTCGGCCAGCAGCACGGCTTCCGGCTCAACGACACCTTCACGCCGGTCTGCTACGCGCGCAACCTCAACGCGGCCCCGCCGGGCATCGTCGGCGGGCTGCTCCACGGCCGGCTGCCGATGGGGACCTGGTGGGAGGTCGGCGTGACGGGCGGGGCGGTCTGCCTCCGCGCCATCCCCGCCGGCGACGTACCGGCCGCCGTGACGAGCGCGGCCCGCACCAACCCCGCGGCCAACTACTTCGGCCCGCGCGGCGAGCTGATCCCGCTGGAGGCGGCGCCGGCCACGACCGGGTGACGGCCAAGGTGCCCGCGGCCTGAGCGGCCGCGGGCGCCTCACCTTCCTTCACCGGCCGGTGTCGCCTTCGGGTGGTGCCGGCCGTTTTCGTGAGGTCCGTCGTATGGGGATCGCCTGTCTGCTGGCCGTCGCCGCCCGCCTCGTCGCCGCCGCCCGCAACCGTCGCCGCGCCACGACCCGTCACCACCAAGAGGAGTAACCTCATGCCCCCCGCCGTCCTCTGGACCCCCGACCGTTTGGCCGCGGGCCGCGCCCGCTTCGCCGCCGACCCCTTCGACCCGGACGCCGGCCCGGGCGCGCTGGCCACGGCCGCCGTGCTGACCGCCCCGGGCGCCGGCGCCGACGGACTGGCCGCCCAGGCCGCCCAGGCCGCCTTGGCCTGGAACCCGCGGCCCGAACCGGGGAACCTGGCCGACGACTGGCGCGCCGGGGGGCTCGGCCCGGTCCTGGCCTACGCCTGGTGCGCCGCCGCGTTCGCCCCCGCCGACCGCGCCGCCCTCAAGGACCGCCTGGTGGGCTGGTGCGACCAGTGCCAGGCGTGGGCCGAGGGCGAGGGGGTGGACGTCGAGACGGGGAATTACTTCCTGGGCTTCGCGCAGAACCGGCTGGTGCTGGGGGCCGCGCTCGCCGGCGAGGACCCGGACACCGCCGGGCGGCTCGTCCAGCCCACGCTCGACCGCCTGGCCGCCTGGCTGGCCGCCCACCCGGGGGGCGTCCCCGGCGAGGGCACGGGCTACGGCCACGCCGGGCTGGCGTACCTGGCGCTGCCGGCGCTGCTCTACCCCGACGCCTTCCGCTCCCCGTACCTGCGCGCCGCGGTCGTGTACCTCTGCCACAGCGTCAGCCCGACGCCGATGGCCGCCAACGGCACCGACGAGCGCGTCTTCCAGTGCTTCCCCTTCGCGGACGTCGAGGACACCGGCTGCGGGGCGGTCGATTACTTCCCCGGCCGGGCGCGCACCTACCTCACCACGTTCCTGACGGGCATGGCCGGGCTGTTCGCCGGCGAGCCTTACGGCGGCTACGCGAGCTGGCTCCTGGGGCTCATCGCCCCGATGGGCGTCCGGGCCGACCCGTGGGTGCGCTACGCCGTCGACCCGCCCGCGCCGCGGCCGCCGGCCGACCTGCCGCGGGCGCACGACGGCGGCAGCCACGTCTTCTTCCGCGACTCCTGGGGGCCGGACGCGGTGCGCGGCATGGTCCAGCTCTACCGCGCCGCCGGCCACGAGCACAACGCCCAGGGGTCGTACCAGCTCGCCGCGGGCGCGGACTGGGTGACCCAGGAGCAGGCGGGCTACTCCGGCGACGCGCCGTTCACCTTCGGCGACGCCGGCGAGGCGTGGGCGCATAACACGCTGGTCTTCCCGACCGGCCACGACGGCGATTACCCCTACGGCGTCGGGCCGATCCGCGCCTGGCAGCAGGGGCCGCCGCTGGTGCTGGCCCTGCGCGACACGCCCGGCTGGTTCTACCTGGCGGCGCAGCTCGAGGGGCAGTACCAGAGTTCGCGGGGCGACATCGCCACGGTGCCGGCCGGCTGGGTGGGCCGGTCCTGGGCCTTCCTGCGCGACGTGCGCGTGCTCGTCGTCACCGACTGGTTCGACGTGCCCGGCACGACCCCGACCCACCTGTGGCAGTCGCGCGGCCCGCTGGCGCGGCTGGAAGGGAACCGCTGGCAGGTGGGCGGCGGCAAGGTCCTCGAGACCCTGTACCCGCCGAACCCGGCCTACGAGGTCCTGGACTGCGGCGCGCACGGCTGGCCGCTGTTCGCCGGCTACCAGCTCCGCGTCGCCAGCCCCAACGCCGCCGGCGGCGCCATGCACCACGCGGTCCGGCTGGGCGACCCCGCGGTGCCCGTGGCCCTGGACGTGCCGCGCATCCACGTCGGCCCCCACACCCTGACGTGGCCCGGCGACTCGCCGTGGGACATCACGATCGACGGCGTGCCGGTCCACCGCGTCGAGACGCAGCGCGTCTCCCCGTCCGGGGTGGTCTGGGGGAGGGCGCCGGCGGCGGGGTAGAATGGATGGCAGCGGGTGGCAGCCGGAACGGCGGCCGGGTGGTCTGACCACCCGGCCGATTTTCCCTGGATGATGGGGGCCAACGACGTGATAATTAACCCCGAAAAACCTCTCAAAATAAAGTGCGGCAACTGCGGCACGGAATTCTCCCTGACGCTCCATGCCGATCCGGAGTCCGGGGGGTGGAACCTGGACTATTGCCCGTTCTGCGGCGAAACCCCTGACCCGCAGGTCGAGCCGGACGTATACCCGATTCACAGGTAAAATCGGCCGGGCGGCCTTCGGGTGGCCCGGCCGATTTTCTTGCGCACCGCTCTTGCAACCAATTCTGCCTTGACAGTCTCCACTAGTTTCTATATACTCTATGGAAACCCTTTGGAGGCACCATGCCAGAAAAAGAAACAAAGAGCAAACTGAGAGCCGACCACTTTATGGTCTGGCTAACCCTTCCCAAAGAGGTCCGAGGCGAACTCGGGTCGGCGGCCGGCGGCCTGGAAATGTCCATGAGTGAATTTTCGCGATTGGCCGTCCTGGAGGCCCTCCGCTTGGTCCGCACCGGCAAAAACCCATTTAAGGCAAAGGGGAAAAAGTGACTGAGGCGAAAATTAAAAAGGCTGTTCGTGAACGCGCCAAGGGACGCTGTGAGCGTTGCGGTATGACCGATGAGGAATGCTTGGATCTTACTGGCCGGCGATGTCACGTTCACCGGAAGGTTGAAGGCCCATACACCCTCGATGGCTGCGAGTTGCTTTGCATGAAATGCCACCGCATTGCCCACGGCGCCAAAGAACATGCTGCCACCTATCAAAAGCTTCCGTCCCGACCGCCTACCAAGCAGGTCTGTTTATACTTGTCACAAGAGACCTTGGACGATTTAGACATCATAGCCGAATGGTTGCACTTCACGACTGGGACAAAACCAACCAGAACACGGGCTCTTATTTACGCCATTCGCACGGCATTCGAGTCAGAAGTACCAAAAGACCAACGGGTTGCGTCCAGGGAAAAATTTCGAAAAATCTTAGCAAAAAAGCAAAAACCTGCTTGACACTGGTATATAGACCCTATATACTAGATATAGATGAGTGGACGAGACATCCGAAACCGAAACCGGGGCCACGGCCCCACAACGAGGGAGGAAGGGACGATGCAACACACACGACTGGACCGGCTGCACACGGAGTCGGGGGAGTATTTCGAGCACCTGACCGCGGACGGCGGCCACGCCGGCGGGGCGTCGGCCCGAGAGCTGGCCCAGGCCATACTCGACGCCGGGTGCCCGATGAGGGATGACGACCTGGCTTACGTTCGGGCCGTCGCCGCCGGCGAGCGGGATGACGACGAGGCCGCGTAAGGAGGAGGGGCGGATGAGGCGCCGGAAAGTCTACTACTGCCCTCACTGCCGCACACGACTGCGGCCATTTTACGCCGTCCGGCTCCGCTGTGAGGGTTGCGGGGCCGTGCTCGAAAGGTCGGCCCGGGATACGTTCCCGTCCGGCGAGGAGTTTCTTCGGGCGGGGCGATCCCTGCCACGGGTTTTGGCGGACGGGCCGGCGGAAGGGGGGAAACGTCGCCGGGTGATCCGGAAGGGCGAGTTTCCCGGCCAGCACATCGAGGATTAGGTCGTAACCGGGGTCACGGCCCCACAGTGCCGCGGAAGCGGCGGGAGGGGAACATGGATTACAAGGTCGGTGACACCGCCGCCGGTTACGCCGTGTGGCGGCCAACCGGCGGCTACGCGGAATTCCTCGGCTTGGATGAGGCCGAGGAAGCCGCCCGACTCCTGGAGTCGGGGGAGGCCAGAGAGGAAGACTACGTGTGGGTTGAGGAGTGATAACCGGGGCCGCGGCCCCACAACACGGGAGGAGATCAATATGACGGCTATCATCGTTACCAGTCAGTACGGCACCCTCTCCCGCGGCCGGCATTCGGCCCGGCAGGGCGGGGGCGACTCAGCCCGGTGGGCTGAGAAGAACTCCAAGGGCCAAATCGTTATCACGGAGCCGGGGGTGTGGCTGCTGCACTGCTCCGACGGCTTCAGCCGGTCGGCCCGGGCCGTCCTCACAGTGGACGAGGACGGCGGCTGGGAGATGACCGGCGACACGAAGCGTTTTGACGTGATCGAGTCCGGCACGCCGGCCGACGGGATTGGCTCGTGAGCCGCCGCCGTGCCGCGGCCCCACAACACGGGAGGGGATGATGAAACTTACCGAGCAGGTAGCTGTGAGAGAGGGAGAAATGCAGACGATCACCGTTTACCGGACGGTCGCCGAGGCGCGCAACGCGCTGGCTCTGGACACCGGGTTCGACCCGTTCCGCGTCGGCGGCTGGGGCCGATGCACCCGGGCCAAGCTTGCCGCGGCCGGCTACCCCGTGGACCCGAAGGAGTGGGAACGGCGGCGGCAGGGGCAGCGGGATCGGGAGCGACAGGGCAGGTGCCGCGAGTGCGGCGAGCCCGCCAGGGTGCAAACCTTCTGCGACGCTCACGGCGTCGGCAACTGTGGGCGATGCCCCACCGAGTACACCGGGCTGTGTCCCAGGCACACGCGCTACAGCCGCGAATGCAGCCGTGGCCACCGGTGGACGGCCACCGACGAAGAGGACGCCGCCAACGACCACCGGTGCCCGCAGTGCGGCGGGTACTGGGTGTAGTTCGGCCAACACACACCGGGGCCGAGGCCCCACGACGGAGGAGTGAGATCATGGCGACACGAGCGGCGCGCGACGAGGTATACCTCGCCCGCGAAGGTGGGGAGATGCGGCGGTTCGACGTGGTGGATTCGCTGGACGAACGGGAACGCGACATGCTCCGCCGCGGCGAGGGGTACGCGGCGGTACGATACTCGTCGGACGTGCGGGGCATCTATGGCCGGGAGATCGTCTCCGTGCGCCCGACCCATCGGGGCGCGGCCATCATCGCCGGCCGGCAATACCAGTTTTACGCCCACGCCGACGTGATCCCCGCCGGCGAATTCGTCGCGGAAGGGACCGACCATGCGTGAGCCTGTATTCTACCCCGTCTGGGTCGCGACGGGTGGCCACAAGGTGATCCGCCGCGGCCCCGACGTGGCCACCCCGGGGAAGGCGACCAGCATCATCAAGGAGAAGCTGGCCAAGGGGTACGCCAGCCTGGGCGTGGTGGTGGAGGTCGAGGGCGACGGCTCACGGCGGGTCCTGGAGACGTACATCTTTCCGCCGGCGGCGCAGAAAGTCGTCCGGCATTACGAGGACATCTTGGATAGCTTGGAGGAGCCCCAAGAGGCTCCCGAAGGGAGAGGAAAAAATGGGAACCTATACGATTGATCTAGTCCACACCGTGGACGGTCAGCATGTGTTGACGGCCTACGACGCCGACGGGCCGGCGTACTCGCTGGTGGGCGGCGAACTCGCCGAGCCGGAGGACGGCGAGCGGCTGGAAAGCCTGGACGAGGTCCGGTGCGACCTCGCCGGGCTGCGTGCCCGGATGCGCGAGCTGCTGTCAGACGGTATCGTTATCGAGGACTGACCACAGTGGAGCGCTTAGCACCACAGTGCCGCTTGCGCGGCGGGAGGGGATGATGGCGACGCAATTCGTGTCGATTAATGGAAGAACGAACTGGATGGACCTCGCCACACAGGAGTGTATCGCGGCCGGCATCGAGTTCCAGAGTCTTCGGTGGCAGTGGGTCGTTTCGAAGAGAAACGACGCTGATGGCGTCATTCTGGGGGCGAATCGACGGGCTAATGAAGTCGGGCGACTACGCTCGGCCGGCAAAATTAGTCGAGCTGAAATGCGCGCCGAGTTCGCAGCGTGCGAAGCCATGATTCGCGCCGAAATTCGGAGGCGAATCGCCGACGCCGCGGCTTTTGAAGCCGCCAGAGGCGCCGGTTTTGGCGCCTCTGGAAAAGGCGCAGCTCGAAGGGACTTCGATCGCGGTGAAACGGAGCGGTGTATCGTGGATAGCTATTGGGGGGAAGGAGCCTACGATAGCGAATTCACCACAGACGCGATGATCGATCAGGCGATGGGGGGTTAAACATGCCACGCACGAGCAGAGGTATCCATCGCCTGATCGGTGCCCGCCAGTCCCGCACCATCCCGCGCGGCACGAAATGCCATTTCTGCCAGCGCGCGGCCACGCACCGAATCTGGGGTGCGCTCCAGGGTGGCTTCGTGTGCGCGGAACATGCGGAGCAAGGAAAGAAACTGGGATATGAGATCGTCCAGGGTGAGATTCGATAACCAGCGGCCGCTTCTGCGGCGGGAGGGGATGATGGGTCTAAAATTCACGCCGTCCTCAGATGGTGTTGACCGGGCATCGGTCCGTATCACCATCCGCTTAACTGCGGACGAGATCCGCGAATTGAAGCGTCAGGCCAAAGAACACGGCTCCGACTGGCGCGCCCGCGTGCAGGGATTGGCCGCGCTCGGCATCGAGGAGGCGCTAATTGCTGAGGGGGGCGAGCTAGAACAGCACTACGGCCGTGGTGGCGGCTGAGGATAGCCGCATCTGGGACACCGGGGAGTCCTGCGGCGTGGCGGGCCGGGGACTACCCGGAACTACCCACGAACCCCCCTGGCGGCTGATAAAATCTCGCAACGGCGCAAAGTTGGCGGGTAGGGCAACCTCGGAGGACCTGTGCCGGAACATCCGGAACGATCAGGGTTTAGCGGGGGTCTGGAGAGCAAGTTTGCTCTGCACGCCGCCGGCCGACTTTGCTAAGATGGCCCGGCGCTACTCATTTTCCCCGCGCCCGCTTCGGGCGCCGAACTCATTCACAAAACCCAACTTGCGACCAATCAGGCGGCCGTGTCCGGCCCGCGCCGGACTATATTCATGGGTAGTTCTACCCACGAATCCGTCTTGCCGGGCCGGCCCGGGGCGGGTAAGATCTGCCGGCATCACGCGCCAGGGAGGGCCCGAACATGCCGCGCAAGCGTTCCGGGGATATTCCACCGTTAAAGCCTCACAAGAGCGGGCAGGGCCGAGTGCGCTTCCGCGAGCCGTTCCGGGGCAAGACCGACCATTACCTGGGTAAGTGGGGCACGCGCGCGGAGCAGCCCGAGACCTGGGCCGCCTACGACCGCCTGATCCGCGAGTGGCTGGCCGCCTCGCGCGGCACCCTGCCGGCCGCCCCCGCCCCGGGGCGCGTGAGCGTCAACCAGGTGCTGGCCCGGCACTGGCTCTACGTCACCAGCCGGCAGTCGCCCTACTGGAAGCTGGGCCGGCCGACCAGCCAGGTCGACCGCATCCGCCGCGCCCACGAGGAACTGTCGCGCCGCTTCGGCACGGTCCCCGCGGAGGAGATCGGCCCCAAGTCGCTCAAGGCGCTCCGCGCCGAACTGGTCATCCGGGAACACGACTGTCCGCGCTGCCGCGGGGCCGGGCAGATCACACTCCGGCGTCCGCCCGGCCGGCCGCGCAAGGGCACCCCGGCACGCCGGGCGGTCTGCCCTTCCTGCGCCGGGGCCGGGCGCAAACGCTGGAGTACGCGCTACGTCAACTGCCTCGTCGGCTGTCTCAAGACCGCCTTCGCCTGGGCCGCCGAGGAAGAGCTCATCCCGGGCGCCGTGGCGATGGGCCTGCGCGTCGTCAAGAACCTGCCCATGAGTCACCAGGAACGGCACCGCGTCAAACCCGTGCCCTGGGAGCAGGTCGAAGCCACGATCGCCCAGGCGCACCCCATCCTCCGGGACATGATCCTGGTCCAGTACTTGGCCGACATGCGGCCGCTGGAGGTCTGCGCCTTAAAACCCCGGCTGATCCTCGTGGACGGGCAGGTCACCGGCGGGCCGTGCTTCCCCGGCCTGTGGGTCTACGAGGCCGATGAGCAGGGGAACAAGCTGCACCACAAGGGCAAGCCGCGCGTGGTGCTGTTCGGGGCCAAGGCGCAGGCGGTCCTGGAGCCCTACCTGAAAAGCCGCGGCCCCGACGATTACCTGTTCAGCCCCGCGGAGGCCCGCGCCGCCTGGATGCGCGCCGCCGGCCGCAAGGTCGAGCCGCCCGCCGACCGCGCGCCCGGGCCCTACTACACGACGGCGGCGTACCGGGCGGCCATCCACAACGCCTGCGCCCGCGCCGGCGTGCCGCCCTGGAACCCCAACCAGCTCCGCCACCTGCGCAACACCGAACTGCGCAAACAGTTCGGGCTGCCGGTGGCCTCCAGCCTGTCCGGCCACGAGTCCCTCGAAACCACGCTGATCTACGCGGAGGAGGACCTGGAGGCGGCCGCCGAGGCGGTGCGGCGGATCGGCTGATCCGGGTCCATTGCTGAGAGAATAATGAAAGATCGTGGCGGGGGTAAGAAATCCGGGCAACTTCATCTTGCTTTTTCCGATGAAAACAGTCAGACTCTCGGCTGTTCAATCGGGAAAAATCAAAAGGGTGGCCCCCAACTTCGGGCCACCCTTAGCCCTCCCCTGGACGGTTCCGGATGAACCGATCCGCTCCAGACCGGCGCGGGTAATCCGCCCCGCGCCGGGGGCAGAAATCATTGTCGATTTCTGTAGGGTAGCCCATGCCCGACTTACCGGCCCCCGCCAGCGGCGAACCCGACTGGCTCGCCAACGCGCGCGACCTGGTGACTCGCTTTACTGGCCACCGCAAGGTGCCGGTGAAACTGACCATCCATCACGTCCCCGGCCAAGAGTTGCGCGTCAGCGTGTCCGTGGGCCTGGACGGGGGCGGCCTCGACCCGCCGGCCGGCGCCGGGGTTTACGGCACCAGCCCTTTCGAGGAACAGGTTATCCGCCTGTTCCTGGAGCAATCCGGCCCGCTCGACGAGATCCGCGAGGCCCTGGAAGACCCCGAAGCCGACGAATTTCACAGCTGCATCCTCCAGGGAAAAACCATCGCCAAGCATCTCGGGATGCCGCGGCCCGATGGCACACTGCGCGCGCTGCTGCACAATATGTGCGAACGCCGGCCGCCGCTCCTGCGCTCCAGCCATTTGGGTTACCAACTCGTCATATCGAAAAGCCGCCTGAAAACTCTCTTGGAAGGGTGACACGGGGCTGTCGTAAACCCAAGGGGGGGGCGTTACGTCAAACCCCGGCTGGTGTTACGGCACGGGGCGCTACGACCGAAAAGTATTGCAATCCGACAACCCGCCGTGGCAGAATTCCGTGCGTCCTCTCGCACGGAAAGCACATCGACGCACGAACCCGAAGGAACATCTAGTAGGCGCGGTCAGGAGGGGAACGATGATCGACCTCGACAGGGAAACCCTGCTCACCCCGGCCCAGGCGGTCCGCTACGTGCCCACCCGGCGCGGCGGGCGGAAGGTGTCGCGCATCACCGTCTGGAAGTGGATGGTCCACGGACACCGCGGCGTGTACCTCGACGGCCTGAAGCAGCCCGGGGGGTGGATGACGAGCAAGGAGGCGCTCCAGCGCTTTTTCGCGGCGCTGGCGGAAGCGGAACGCGAGCGGAAAAGGCCGCGGGAACGGGCCATGGCCGGGGCAGTCGCCGCACCCGCCCCGATCGCGCTGGCGGCGGAAGAGGCGTGGGCTCAGACGGTGCTGGAGGGGGCCAAGAACTGGAGGCGGGCGCAAAAGGGGTAAATCCCCCTTAATCATCCGAATCTTCGCCGCGTATCTTCCGGCCCCGCCCTTCATACTCGGCGAGGTTTTCCAAGAGCATCATCCGGAGGAAGTTGCTCACATCGAGGCCCAGGGACTCGGCGGCCCCCTCCACGCGCCGGGCGATGGCCTGGGAGACCTTGAACGCCAGTTGCTTTTGGGGTTCGGTTTGATCGGTTTTCTTTTTGCCGCGCGGCATTACGGTTTTCATCCCGGCCCGTCCTTTTTGGTCAACCCACGGTGAAGAGGATAACTCAAATGGCTCCAAGTGTAAACCCCGAAAAGCATTATGTCAACCCTTTTTCATCATCTACAACCCACAAAAAATTTTGGTTAGCTAGGATTGACAAAGCTAACCCATGGTGATTATACTTGGGTGGGTGGTGAGGAGTCAACCACTTTGGCAAGCGGGACACGAACGGGAACCCCGCGGGTAGCGTCAGCGGATGACGCGGCGCCGGGTGGTGCGGGTGGAGAACCCGGCCACCTGGCGTTTTTCCGACCGACATATCGCGACGGAGGAATACCATGAACGCACGAGACGCGCTGGCGGCAGAGGTGGACCGGGTGCTGATCGACGGCCTGCCGGCCGCGCTCACCGACGCCTTCGCCGAGTGCCTGGTCGCCGGCTGCCCGGTCGAGGATTTCCTGACGGCGATCCGGATGTTGCTGGAGGATGCCACCGGCAAGGAGGCGTGGAAGTGCCCGACCTGGCACGCGGTCAACGCCTGGCTGGAGGCGTGGTTGCGGGAAGAGGAAGAGGCGGTAGAGGACACGAGTAGCGAGCCGTTCTGAGAAACCGCCTGCGGCCGACAAGGAGAAGCGGAAACTCACCCTAGCCGTCAAGGCAGGGAAACAGCCGGTTCGAATCCGGCGGTCGGCAATGAGACCCGGCGCGAGAGTCCCATGAACAAGGTTGGAAGAACGATGCCTCAAGGTTTGGTGGAAGTGGCCTATGGTGAGTATCCGGAACCGGCCGGCGGCTGGAAGGAGGGCGGGGGTTACGCCTATTGGAATGGCCTGGGGGTGGAACTCGGCCTCGGGGATGTGGTGCTGGTTCCCGGCACCATTGTCCACCCCAACCCACAACCAGCCACGGTGGTACGAACGAGTTCCGACTACACCGGCCCGACGAAGTGCATCCTTTATCTGCTGAAAAAACGGAGCAAGCCGAAAAGGCGAAAGTCCAAAGCGACAACGGGAGCGAGCTGATACAACCCTACCGTGAAGCCGGCTCGGTGCCGGCGGACCGGGCCGGGCCCCCGGACCCCCCGGGGTGCCCGGTTGTTCGAAGGAGAATATTCTGTGGATAACTGCATGGTCGAGATTCACAGTACCGAGATGAGGCGACTGGTCGCCTCCATGTACCTCGCCGGCCTAGCCGCCGCGCACGGTAACGCCGTCGGACTGGACGGCCTGCGCCAGCGCGTCGAGGAGTCGGTCGAGGCGGCCGACCTGCTCTTGGCGGAGCTGGCCAAGCCGCGGAAGGCGGCGGGAACATGAGCACCACGGTCAACGTCACTGAAGCGGACATCCGGGCCGGCCTCGTGGGCGATTGCTACAACTGCGCGGTGGCCCTGGCGGTCCAGAGGGCCACGGGCGAGCGCGAATCCCGGATTGTCGAGATCGACTATAAGACTAAGCTGATAGTCGGCCCCTTTTACCTCGACGCGCCCTGGGAGGTTGCCCGATTCGTGTGGGAGTTTGATAGCCTGGACCATGACGAGGACGGGCACCCGATTCTGCCGGATGACCTGGCGGGCGCGGTCCTTGCCCCGTTCTTCTTTGAGTTGCCGGACCACGGCTCCCCGGAGTGGGAAGAATCGTGCTACGGCTGTGAGCAGCTATTCGCCCCGGACGAACTGGACGGAGAGGGGTATTGCGAGGAATGCCTGCGCAAGTGGGAGGAGGTCGCCAATGGCTGAGCATACCCGCGGACCGTGGGAATTTTGCCCCGGCGATTCCGGTGATGCGAGCGTCGGCATTAGTCCGGCGCCAGCCACCATTACCGCCCGTGTCGAGGATACTGACGAGGAGGTCGAGGTCGCCCGGGTGGTTGAGCCGGTCTACCGGGTGCAGATCGACCCGGCAAACGAGTTCGACGAGGGGTTGCGGTGGGTCGGCAGCCTGGAAGCGAATGGCCGGCTCATCGCGGCCGCGCCGGAGTTATACCGCTTGCTGAAGCTGCTGGCATATCACTTCCCGTTGGACGCGATCAGCCTGCGCGATCCCAGGCACGAGGTCCTCCGGAGGGCGGTGGACGACGCCAGCCGTGTGTTGGATCGCGTCGAGGGAAGGGAGACACCCCATGAGTAAGTGTATCTTTTGCCGCGGCACGGGCCGGCTGGACCGCGGCGAACCGCCCGCCGCGGCGGTGGACGATCTGTTCCGCCACGCCGAGGCCCTGCGCGGCCGGACCGACCTGGAGCTGGCCGCGTCGTTGGAATCGCTCGGGGAGCAGCTGCTCCCCCTGGGGGCGCCGGCGATCCTGGTGGCCGAGGCGTCCGACCGGCTACGGCGGGCGCACGGGCCGGCGCGGGGGCAGGCGGAATACTGCCTGCGGTGCGGCGCGGAACTGCCCGACGGCTACCTGGGCGTGGTGTGTAGTCCGTGCCTGGACGACGGGAGGTAAACATGACCCAAGACTGGTCGATGGAGCCCTGGCACCTGGCGGACGGGGTGTCCGGCCGGCGGGATACGGTGGTGGACTGCCAGGCCCGCGTCGTGGCGGTGTGCGCCGGCCCCCGGGGCGAGGCGGACGCGGCCCGGATCGTGGCCTGCGTCAACGCCGTCGCGGACATCCCCACGGGGCAGCTCGAAAACGGGCCACTCCTCCGGGCGGCCCAGGACCTGCACGCAGCCCTGCGCCAGGCGCTGCGCGTCAATGACCCGGTCTGGCGGGCGGACTGCACGCCGGAGATGTTAGCCTGGCGCGCGCAGGCGATGGCGGCGCTCGCCCGGGCCGAAGGTGGTGAGCCATGCCGCTGATCCCGATGCAGGTCTATGGCGCCGAGTGCGACCGCTGCCACGCCACGGTGGGCGGCCACCCCGACCGGGCGGTGTACGAGGAGCAGCTGGCCCAGGTGGGCTGGCGGGCGCTGTCGGCGGGGCTGTACCTGTGCCCGGCGTGCGCCGCGGCGGTCGCCGACCCCCAGGAGTGGGCCGCGGTCAAGATCGCGTGCCGGAGGAGGTCCTTCGGATGAACCCGTCCGCCATGCCCCGGCTGCCGGAGCAACCGGAGACGCTGGAGTCGATGCAGGCCCGCTTCCGTATGGCGCTCAGCCCCGTGGTGGACGTGGACAAATGCGCCACCGACCCGGCGCACGCCTACTTCCCGTCGAAGTACCGGCGGCACGTCTTCGACAGTGCCGCGGGTATCCGGCTCATCATCAGCCGGGACCGCTTGGCGGACGGGGAGGAGTACGTCCACGTCAGCATCAGCTGTACCGGGGAGGCGGCGCGGCGCTTCGGGAACGCGGACGCCTTCCTGGCGGCGGCCTGTTGCCTGTGGCGGGCGCTGTCGGGGATCAGGGAGCCGCCCGTCCGGGAGTACCTGAGCCCGAAGAAGGTGGTGCATTTTTGGTTCCGGCCGGAGAGCGTCTTTCCCCGGTGAGGTGACACGAAGGCGAACGGCAACAACCAAGGAGCGATCATGAACCATCTGCCGAAGATGCTGTACTCCCTGGACGAACTCACCATCGTGCTCGGCCTGCCCAGGCGGACCGTCTGGCAACTGGTCCGCAAGGGCGAGATGCCGGCACCGCTGACGCTGGGCAACGTCCAGCGCTGGCGGGCCAAGGACATCAACAACTGGATCGACGGCCTGAGCGCCGCGCCGGTCGGTGACGCGCCCGGGGAAGGCCAAGCGCCGGAACCGGAAGCGGCCGCCGAAGTCGCGGCGCCAAGCGGGCTCTAGGAAGAATCAACCGCACGGACGTGCTGCACCGGGCAACCCAGCCTGCCACCGTCATAAGGTGGGAGAATGCAGCGCACGATTTATGGCCCAGACAAGGAATGGCTCTCGGATGTCGAAGCCGCGGCGTTCCTCAACATCCGGGTGGAACTGTTCAACCACCTGGTCAAGCAGGGGGCCATCCCCCGCGGGACGCCGTTCGGCCACAAGATCCGCCGGTGGCCCTGGGAGAAGATCTACGCCACGGGCGTGCTCCTGGAGCACATGGCGGGGCTGCCGGAGACCAAACCGCGCCGTTCCAAGGGCCAAAAGCCCGCGGAGGGCACTTGAGATTTTGGGGCGCCATGACCATGTTTTGGGGCGCCATGACCATGTTTTGGGGCGCCATGAGGGGGTCATGGGGATTTGGTGATTGCAACCCCGGCAAACCGGGGTAGGATCGGAAAATAGCTAGTTCGCGTGGCGCGCACGACCCGCCGGGGGCGTGGAGGCTACCCCGGCACGTCCGTGGTGCGCGCGGACGGACGGCGTTCGGGTGCCCCGGGGCGGTCCCGGGGCCAGATCGGTGGCGGCGAGCGGAAGGAGGTCGGTCATGAACAGCGTGCCGGCGGCCGGGATGCAACCCTCAAGTCACTCCGTCGGGCCTACTGGCCCGGCCGCCGGCATCGGGGTCCCTGGGGGCGGCTTGGCGAGGTCAAGCGCCGTCCCCGCCGTCGCGCTGGCGGACCGGGTTCGTGGCCCGGGGGGACCACTGGCGGGGGAGCCGCTGGAGGCGTGGCGCCGGGTCTGGCGGATCGGCTTCGCCCCCCACCTGGGGCTGCCCCAGCTGGAGTCGCTCCGCGACGGCCTGGCCGCCGACGCCCCGGGGCTGATCCAGGGCGAGACGGCCCGCGGCGCGTGGGGCACGCACGACCGCGCCGAGGCCTGCGCCTGTGCCTGCGCCCTGGGCTACGCCCTCTGGCGGGGCGATGGTCTGGAGACGGTCGGCGAGGTCCTGGACGCCTTCGCCGCGCTGTGCGGCCTGGCCGACCGGGCGCTGGGCGGCCGGGTGGCGTGCGCCCCCTTCCTGGAATGGTTCGACGACAGCCCGCGGGAGGAGGTCCGCCGGCAGCTGCTACCCGAGGTCGAACGGGCGCTCGCGCTCAAGCGTGAGGCGCTGCGCCTGGCCCGGCGCGTGCCGCCGGGGACGGAGGCGTGAAGCATGGTCCGGGGCGGCGTCATCACCGGGGAGGAACTGGCCGCGGCCAGGCGGCGGGCCAAGCTGTCGCCGGGCGAACTCTCCCGGCTCGCGTGCGTGTGGCCCGTCTCCATCGAGATGATGGAGGCCGGCTACTGGCCGGTGACACCGGGCGTCTACCGGAAGCTGGCCTCGCCCCTGGGTCTGCCGCCCCTGGCTGACGAGGACCCGGACGGGCCGGCACCAACGCCCGCGGCGCTGGCCGACGCGCGGGCGCAGTGGGCGCGGGCCTACCGGACGCTGCAATACCGGCAGCGCCGCGGCCAGAACACGGCGGCGGCCTGGCGCGACCTGGATTACTGGACCGCGGAGGTCCGGCGGCTGGAAGCAACGGTAGCCAAGGAGGGTCAAGGGCAATGTGGAGCGTAATGGACATGATTCCGTGGTGGGGATTTCTGACGGGGCTGGCGCAGGCGCTGGGATTACAGCTCGGCCGGCGCCTGTGGGCGAAGCTCACGCAGACCGGGGCGGCGCGCGGCCGGGAACGCACGGAGCCGTTCGCCTGCCCCGGCTGTGGGTCTTGGGCCTGGCGGTGCGAGTGCGGGGGATCGGGCTGATGAACGGCAACCATTTTCGGGGAGCACAGACATGAGTAACGGGAACGGGACACCCAACCTGCCGGCGCTCGCGGAGCCGCCGGCCAAGACGCCGATGGCGGTGGGCAGCCGCGGCATCGTGATCTCCAGCCTGTCCGACCTGTGGCGCTTCGCCGAGGCGGTGGCGCAGTCGGGGCTGGCGCCCAAGGGGATGGAGCGGCCCCAGGCGATCCTGGTCGCCATCCAGATGGGCCTGGAACTGGGGCTCTCGCCGATGGCGGCCCTGCAAAATATCGCCGTGGTCAACGGCCGGCCCGGCGTCTTCGGCGACGCGGCGAAGGCCCTGGTCGAGGACTCAGGGCTCCTGGAGGAGATCAGCGAGCGGCCCGGCCGCTGGTGCGACGACTGCGAGCGCGAGGCCGACCCTTCGGGCCACTGCCCCCTGTGCAAACAGGACCTGCGCGCCGCCGACTTCCGCGGCTACGTCTGCACGACCAAGCGGCGCGGCCGCCGGCACCCGGTCACGACCGGCTTCAACGTCCGCCAGGCCAAGCGCGCCAACCTCTGGGGCAAGGCGGGGCCGTGGACGCAGTACCCCAACCGGATGCTCATGTTCCGGGCGCGGGGCTTCAACCTGCGCGACAACTTCCCCGACGTGCTCAAGGGGTTCCGGACCTACGAGGAGCTGCGCGACTACGACGACGCCCGGCGCCAGCGCCACATCCAGCCACCCGCCGCGGCGCCGTTGCCGCCGCCGGAGGCGCCCGCCGAGACGCCCGCGGAACCGGCCCCGGGCCCCGCAGCGGAGGCGCCGAACACGGGGCCGGCGGGGGCCTCGGCCGCCGCCGACGAGTCGCCACCCGAGACGCCGGCCGGCGGTTCCGGTTTCTTCCCGGAGCCGGAGCAGGAACCGGTGCCCCCGGAACCGGCCCCGGGCCCGCCCCTGACGGCGGACGATCAGCAGTTCGCCCACGACTCATCCGAGACGCGGAACGCGATTCTGGCCGAGGGGCAGAAGTTCCTCGATTACCCCGTCACCGACAAGCTGCGCCTGGAGGCGGTCGCCTTCCGGGAGCGGGCCATCGATGCCAACGCCGAGGCCCTGACCCTGCACGACGAGCAGGACGTGCGCAACTTCTGGCACCGGGTCGAGGCCCGGCTGGGCCTCGGCAAGCCGGCCAAGGCGAAGAAGGGGTGAGCCCCATGCCGAAGCAGAAACCGCGCGAGAACCGCAAACGGCGCCGTTGCCGGCGCCGGCGGGAGGAGGCCCGGCTGGAGCGGAAGCGCCAGGCCGAGGCGCTCGAGGCCGAACTGTCGGAATGCTGGCTGTGCGACTGCGGCCAGTACATCGAGGACGGCTGTCACTGCCCCCATTGTGGCGCGGAGCCGCCGTGGGGTTGTCCCTGCGACTGGTGTCAGGGGGAGCGCTACGAGGAGCCGGACGACTATGAGCCCGACTTCGGTGACGAGGATTACTTCAGCGAGCCGGTGGGCTCCTGCGAATGGTGCGGCGTCAACCTGTACCCCGACGATGACCCGGACCTGTGCGACCAATGCGCCTGGCACGCCGCCCAGGCCGGGGGCTCCGAGGGGGACGGCATTCAGCCGGTGACGTGAGACCAAGGCGGCAAGCCGTGGTCGGTTCATTCGGAACCAGGTGTGTGGCGCGCTGTCATAGCGGGACGGATTGGGAAATGGAATATTTTTCACGACCATCATCTGACCTCAATCACTGGAACCATTTTCCCCGGATACTCCCGCCCGGCGAATGCCTCCTGGCTTAAAGGCCACCACGGCTCCGCCCTGACTTTTGAGGACGTGCCATGAACCTGATCGACCAGATGGAAGACATCACCGCCCGCAAGCACGGCGGCAACGCGCAGAGTGACGCCGCCTTCGAACGCCTCAAGCCGGTGCTGTCGCGCCGGCGACGGGAGGTCCTCGACGCGATCACGCGCCGGGGCCTGGAGGGTGCGGTTGCGAAGGAGATTGCGACAGAGTTGGGGCTGGAACTGCACAAGGTATCGGGTCGGTGTAGTGAACTCAAGGCCCTGGGCCTGATCGCTGACAGCGGCCGGCGCCGCGATGGAGCGGCGGTGCTGGTGGCATTAGGGGTATTACTGGGAAATTCGGGAGACTGAATCCGTGGAAATCGAATGCTACACGCAGGCCGACCTTGAGGCCGCGACGGCGGCCGGCCACTTGCCCGTCCTCATGGGGAACGGTCGGTTTGATCTCACCAAAATAAAGACTGTCGCGGTCAAGGGGAACCCACGCCTCGTGGCGTGGGGGTCGAGCCAGCCCCATGTCGTGGCGTGGGAATCGAGCCAGCCCCATGTCGTGGCGCGGGAATCGAGCCAGCCCCATGTCGAGGCGTGGGAATCGAGCCAGCCCCATGTCGTGGCGTGGGGGTCGAG